AGCACCTTGACCTCGCGCCCGTCGGGAAGTCGGACGTGGCCGTCCTTCACTCCGCTCGTCGCGGCTTCGTCGCGGCGATCGATGATGGCGATGGACTGGCCGGGCCGAAGACTGATGTACCCAAGTCCCGGAGTGTCCCAGTCGAGCGGCGAAATAGGATGACTGTTTGTTCCCAGCACCTGCACCACCCTCACGCTCGCGGCACGCTGAAGACTCCCGTGGAGGAACAGGGCCAATCGCATCGCTTCGGTTTCGGTGAGTTGCGGCCACCCGTGTTCCGACCCGTCGATGGAGCGGAACCAGACATGGGTTCCTTCGATGCGCGGTGCGGACCCGTCCCACTGAAAGTTCTGGACTGACTGTTTCTCATCCACGGCTCGGCTCCTTGAGGGCGGCGAGAGCGATGCGAGCAATGCGCCCACGATCTTCTCGCGGCAGTTTAAAATCGGGCTTCCCGTCAACGAACGGAGTCATGTGGGCACCGTTGGGGTGGGTGTTCTTCTCGTTTGCATAGAACCTCAACGCCTCCTCGCACGCGGCGAGGCGGGTGCGAAGGGCCTCCGTGTGGGCGTCGACGGCGCGGGCGATTGCGTTCCCCCAGTCGTGCCACTCGCCCGCGTCTCCCCTGGTTGGCGCATCTTCGTACGCCTTCGACGCCAGCGCGACCGCTTCGACACTTGGTCCGTTCGTCATCGTGCCGCTCCTGCTCTTATTCGCCCAATGAACTCGTCGCGGTGCTCGGGAGCGACTGGCCGCACCCCGCACTTCTCGAACGCCTCGGCCTCGGTCGTCGTCGGGATCACCCGACCCTCGATGTCCACGAGGTTCCCGCTCACGCTCGCCGGAAGCTCGTGCGGGATGTGGTGTCGCTCTTTCCACTGGGACAGGAACCACCGCCCGAAGTCCGCCGGCCCGGTGCGCATCAGCATCGTCCAGCCGAAGTTCTGCTCGGTGTAGCGGTACACCTGCACGGGGAGCGCGATGCCGCGGATGCCCACCTCGAGGGACGCGGCCAGGAAGCCTGGCTTCAGGCCCTTGATGGCCTTGCCGATGGTGGTGCCCAGCTTGGCGGGCTCGAAGAGGGTGGTGGGCTCGGGGCCGGCCATGGTCGTAAAGATCCGGTAGTGGGGGTGGTCGTCATCGGCGTCGTGCCAGGGCGCGATGAGCTCCAGGTCGCCGACCGTCGGGAGCTGGCGGCGGACGCTGCCGACCACGTGGGCCCCCTCGAGCTTCCACAGGTCGATGAGGTAGGCCGCGGCCTTCTGGGCGCGGGCGAGGGGGATGCGCGGGCCGTCGCTCATCGTTCGTCCTCCCGGTCTTCCCACATGCGCACGCACCGACCCCACGACCCGGTGCCGTCGACGTCGCCGCCGATCCACGACCCGCCCCCGGTGTCGCGGTACTGCCACAAGCGCTGCGGCACACCGGCCCAGCGCCGGTAGAACGCATCCCGCCAGGCGGCGGCCCGGCGCGCGACTACCAAGACTCCGATGCGCCCGCACGCCTCGGCATCTGCCACCTCGGCCTTCGTCGGCTTTGGAACCTTGACCGAGGGCGGTTCTTTGAACTCCCATCCGGTCCGCGGCGCCGGGCCGACCCGCTCGAACCACCGCCGCACCATCTGCCGCACGCGGTCCATGTGCCAGCAAGACCCATGCTGACAGTCGGGGTCGGTCGGGCGGCACAGGTAGGTGACGCGGAACCCGTCGGAGGCGCCCTCCCAGGATGGCCGCTCTTCGACCTGGCTCATGGATGCAACTCCACCACCAGGATGTGGGCGCCGGCCTGGCCGGTGGTCCACTCCTTGCCGATGACCTCGTACACGATCTGGGCGTCGTCACGCCACAGGATGCCCGTCAGGGCGTCCTCGGTCGACCGGGTCAGCTTCAGGGCGTCGGGCTTCACGGTGTGACGCCTGGGAGCGCTGGGCTTGAGCTTGGCGGCGTTCTTCCCGCTCCCGTAGTGCCCCTTGGGGCGGGGTAGGAGGAACGTCACGGCGAACTGGATGGGCCTGGTGCTGGGCTCGCCTCTGTACGCGTCCCGGGCCGCCAGGGCCACGCAGGCCCGCCACCCCGGCGTGCGCTTGCAATCCTCCTTGACGATCACCCGGCCCGTGCTGGGGTGCCTGAAGCCGGTCTTGGAGCCCCCCGGCGCCGGCACGCCGGGGACGAAGAACTCTGCGAGAGTGCGCGGCTCTTCCATGGGTCAGGCCCCCGCCTTCAGGAGCTCGCCCGTGGAGCGGTCGAACTTCTCGGTCTTGGCCGTCGTGGTCACCTTGGCCGTGTCCTCCTGGTCGAACAGGGGCGTGCCCGTGTCGATCAGCTCATGGATCTGGGCGTCGATCTCCCGCACCGCGCGGCGGGCGGCCTTGACGGCCTCGTGGGCGTTGAGGTACTTCAGGGCCAGGCCCTTGCGGTCACACCCCTTCACGGTGAGGGCCTCCTCGACGCGCTTCTTTTCGGCGGTCGCCTCGGAGAGCTCCTGCTCACACTCTACCTGCTTGTCACGCAGGGCCTTCAGGCGGTCCCAGGTGACGCGGCCCACGGGCTTGGCGGCCTTGCGGGCGGCCTTCTGCTTGGCCACGCGCTTGGCGGGCAGGGACTTGGGGGGCTGTTTGCTGCTTCTGACCATCGGTCTTCTCCAGGGGAAAGGGGAAAGGGACTCGCCCACGATCACGGCGTGGGACGCTTGTAAATTATCTGGGTCTCGGCCTGTTTCATCATTCGGATGGCGATCCTCTCGACGCGGTCCAGGACGTCGTTGGGGGTGCACCCGGCCTGCATGGCGATCTCCTTGGCCGCCTGCCCCGTGATGTTCGCCATCCCCCCGCTGGCCAGGCCCAGCATACCGATGGCGTCGTCGGGCGAGAGCCCCGCGAAGTTGCAGGCCACGCCGGCGCCGACGCAGGGGCGCACGATCACGCAAATCCCGTGGGGCTCCACGATGGCCATGGCGGCGGTCTTCAGGTCGTCGTACTTCATGCGGTCTCCGTTCGGCGCCGGGCGGTGGTGAGCCGGTCCAGTGCGGTGAGGGTGTAGACGTTCCCGGCCTTGGGGGACTTCCTGGGCCGCTCGATGCCCAGCTCCTGGGCCAGGATGCCGATGGTGACCTTGGCGGGGTCCCGAACCTTGGGATCAGCCAGGGCCTGGGCGTGGATCTGGCGGGCCCTGGCCAGGTCGGCGCCGGCGTGGGCCAGGTGGACGGCCATCAGGCCCTGGATGCCCAGGCGCTTGAGGCCGGCCACCACGTCCTCTCCGGGCAGGCAGGCAGGAAGAGGCGCAATTGACACTTCCCCTGCTTGGTTCTCTGTATTCTTCTCTGCTCTGCTCTGCTCTGCTCTAGGTCGCGCTGGGCTAACGCTGGCGGCGTTACCCTTGCGTGCCTTGAAGCGTTGCACCCGCTGCGCCGTAAGTGCCCGCTGCTTAGCGGAGTTACCGTTGTGGGTGTTGAACCTGGGCACGATGGCCCCCTTGTCATCGAAGCGGATCCAGTCCACGGCCTCGATGGCGACCGCGGCGCCCTCGTGTTCCAGGAGCGCGTCGATGCTGGCCCTGGTCATGCCGGCCAGGCGGCCGGTGGTGGTGTGCTCGTCGGCCATGGCCCAGAGGGTGTGCATGATCCCCACCACGTACATCGGGCGCAGCTTGAGCGCCGCGGCGATGCTGAGAACCTTGGGGTGCCTGGGCAGGCCGTTGCCCATCTTGATCCACGCCACGAGAGCGCCCTCCTTGGACGGGCGTCCGACACTAACGCCACGCCGCGTACTCTGCAATCCCCCGGTCGCCCGCTCTCGCGGGCGTGGGGGCCGTGGTGGGGGTGGTGGATCCCGGCCCTGGCGCCTCGTGCGCTTCGGGCCGGCCGCCCCCAGTCTGTAAACTTCCCAGCGGTGTTTCCGTCCGCTGGGGAGAGCCGGTGCTCACAAGAGCGCCGGCGGCCCATCATGCCGTGATGTCCACGGTGCTGGCGTTGGGGCCCTTCCGGGCGCCTTTGTCCATCTCACGAACGATGTCCTGGGCGAAGCCGTCATCGTCGCTTGGGGTCTCGATTGGCGGCAGGGGTGCCGGCTTGGGCTTGGTGCTTCGAGCACCACCCGAACTCGGCCGGCTCTCGGGAGCCTTTGTACCGCTTGGTGCACCCACAGGCGAGGGTGACGACGACCGAGTCGGCGGCGTGGTTAGGGTGGCTGGAGCTTCGCCAGCGCTCCCTGGCGACGATGCGTTGCTTTCCGATGGGGCACCTCCTGGGAGTTGGGCGATGAGCCTGGTGAGCTCCTTCGCGGAATCGGTGTGGGGCGCGCTGGGGCCGGCCGCGGCGGCCTGGTCGGCCTCGACCTCGCCGTCGACGGGCACCCAGGTCGAGCCGCTGATGGTCGTCAGAACGCGGTAGCGGGCCTTGCGCTGGGCCTTGCCGACGGCCCCGTCGGCGCCCATGTTGGCGTTGAGGCGGACGGCGATCTCGGTCTTGAACCCCCCGGGCACGCCCTTGAAGACCCAGGACGCCTCGACGGGGACCACGGCCCCGCGGTCCTGGACGCGCGGGAGTCCGTAGTTGAAGCTCAGGTTGGCCAGGCCGTCGGTCTCGGACAGGATCCGGCCCAGGCCCTCGCTGGTCACGTACACGCGGCCGGCGATGATGTTGAACTCGTTGCCGTAGAGCTGCAAACCGCGCATGATGGCTTCGCAGACACACTCCTTGATCGTCTGGTCGTCGTAGCGGCTGTTGTTCTTCTCGTTGGGGCGGTCGGTGCGGAAGCCGATGGGGGTGTTCTCGAGCTCGCGGATGGTCCGCATCATCTCGGGCGTGAAGCAGGCCAGGAGCTCCTTGCGGACGCTGGCCAGGGTGAACGCGGCCTGGAAGCGCGACTTCATCTCGGCCAGGCGGTCGGGCCGGATGGACTCGATCTTGGCCTCCATGGCCATGAGGCGGTCGAGCTCGCTCTGGGTGTTGGTGCCGGCCGTGGATTGGGAGGGGGCGCGGCTCACGTGCCACCCCCGGCCTTCTTGCTGCACTCCAGGGCCTGCCTCATCCGCTTCTCGGCCATGAACGCCCAGGCGGCCCACTCGGTGCTGAAGAGCCCGGGCACAACCACGGCCGGCTTCCCCAGGTCCTGGGCGTTGGTGGTGCTCTTGGAACAGCCCGCCGTGCACCTGATCACGGCCTGGCACCCGGAGGCCCCCTGGAACACCGTCAACTCCGACTGCACGCAACGGTGCACCTCGTCATAGGACAGGAACCACCCCGGCACCGTCATGCTGCCCACGTTCACACCGTCCTCGGTCACAAACAACTCGGCAAAGCACTTCATCTGAATCTCCGTTTCTGCCCCGTCGGGGCGGGTTTACAGGTCGTCACCCTGGGCCTCGGTCCACCGCTTCAGGGCCCACAGGGGCATCTCGATGTCCATGACCTCGTCGTCGGCGTAGCTGGGGAAGAGCTTGGCCTCGACGCACGCGACGTACTTCTCCATCAGCTCGTGGATCAGGTTGGCGCCGATCCCCCTGGACTCGGGGCCAATGCGGTAGACGACCACGTTCCAGGGCGCCTCGTTCTTGCACACCACAAAGAGCATGGGCCACGCCTGCCCGGTGCACGTCTCCCACCCCTCGCGGTAGAACGGGTCCTGGATGTAGTACCCGTAGTCGTAGATCGACCGGGCGAACGCGTCGGCCTTGGGGCTGGCGGAGCTCTTCAGGTCGATCAGGCACTGGCCGGCCGTGCACACGCGGTCGATGCGGGCCTTGCACCCCAGGCCGGTCTTGGGGTCCTTCCAGAAGCAGCTCACCTCGCTGTGCCCCTGGGCCCGAAGCAGGGGGCCGGCCACGCGGTGGGCCAGGACGGCGTCCCGCATGTGCCGGATGTCGTCGTAGGTGTCCTGGGTGATGATCAGGGCGCCCTGGTGGGCCTCGTCCCAGGCTTCGCGGGCGGCCACGGAGCCCTTGCCGGCGAAGGTGGGGCGGACGGCGATGTCCTTCTCTCGCTCTGGTTCGAGCACCAGGATGCCGAACGCGCTTCCGCGGATCATGGTCGGGGTGGGCGGGGTCGGGGGCGCGGTGAGCTGGTAATGCAGGTCCAGCATCGACTCCCGGCCGCGGTGGAGGCTCGAGTGGTTCATGGCCTTCACGGCCAGGTACTTCTCGAAGGGGAGATTGGCCAGGGTGAAGCCGTCGCGGTCGCCCAGCTCAAGGTCGGTCTTCGGGGTGTAGGGGGTGATCTGGTTCACTGGGCCACCTCCCCATCCTCGATCACGATGCCGACCTTCTGGCCGTCGGTCACCTGTTCCACCCACACCTGGGCGTCGTACTCGGTGGCGATCTTCTCCAGGTCGGCCATGCTGGCACTGTCCAGGAGGGAGCCCTCGCGGACCAGCATCACGCGGAGCCGGGGGTTCTGGGCCAGGCCCATGGCCACGCTGGCCCGGAGCTGCTGGGCGCTGCTGGCCTGGGAGAACGGCACCCCGCCCAGGGTCACGCCGGCCTCGCCGAACGCCAGGCCCGCGACGGGCATCTTGGCGTTGGCCAGGGCGGTCTCCTTGGCGACGTCGATCTCTTCCAGGCCGCGGGTGATCTTGCGGGCCCGCTCCTGGAGCTGCTTCACCTCGCTGGCCAGCTTGTCCCGCTCGAGCTTGGCCCGCACCAGGGCGTTGTCGTGCTCGATGGTCTCCATGCGCACCCTGATGGCGCCGACGTCGGGGTCGACCAGGCGGTCGTGCTCTTCCTGGCGGTCCAGGATCTGCGAGTCGAGCGTCCGCTCCTGGTTCTCGGCGTCCGCCAGGGCGGCCTTGAGCTCGGCGATGCGCTTGCGCCACCGCTCCCGGCCGGCCTTGGCGTCGATCATCCACTGGCGGATCTGGCCGTTGGTGCTGATGGCGTCCCGGGCCTCGTCCATCTCCGTCACCAGCTCCGCGATGCTGGTCTCCTTGTCGGGGGTGGTGGCCGGGGGCACGGGCAGGGCGTTGAGCCTAGCCTCGGCGGCGCGGAGCTGGGCGTTCACCTGGGTGCGCTCATCGAACTCGACGCGGCGGAGCTGGTCGAGCTTGTCGAACTCTTCGCCCAGGCCCGTCACCTTCTTCAGGACCTCGACGCGGGCCTTGTCGTCCAGGCGGGTGAACGCCAGGGGGTCGAACGTCAGGGAGCCGTAGAGCTTGTCCAGGATGGCCTGGGGGCCCTTGAGCGAAGAGCCGTCCTTGGCCTCTACCTCGACGGTCTGCCCGCTGGGGGTGGCCTTGCGGCGGACGATCATCTCGCCCAGGTCGAGCTCGACGCGGGCGGTCTTGGCGCCCTTGCGGATGGGCTGCTCGGGGGCCAGCTTGGCGCCCCCCAGGGCGAAGGCGATGGCGTCCAGGACGCTCGACTTGCCGGCCCCGTTCTTCCCCGTGATGCGGACGACGCTGCCGTCGGGGGTGATGTTCACCGCGCGGAGGCGCTTGAAGGAATCGGCCTCGAGGCGGACGATGCGAAGGTGGGTCTCGGTCTGCACGTGTGCTCCGTTTCTGAAAAGTGCCGCGGGGAGGCAAGTCCCCGAAGGGGATCGACCTCGGGCGCCCCCCGCGCGGCGGAGAGAGTCAGTAAGTGAGGGTCCTCTCGGCGGGGCCGTCCTCGACGTCGTTGTCCTGGATGAACGTCGCCACCTTGGGCTCGGTCAGGAAGATCCCGAAGCCGCCGAACGCGGTGCCCTTCTTGTAGTGGACCTCGGCGTTGTAGTAGAGCATGGCCTGGCGCTTGTGCTCGCGGATCTCCCACCCGCCCCCGGTCTCGGCGTCCATCAGGGCCACCAGGACGCGGCGGCGGCCGGCCTCGTCCAGGGCGCCCACGGCATGGACGATGGCGTCGGTGAGCTCGCCGACCTTGTTGCCGGTGACGGGCTTGAAGGGCTTGGGGGGGTTCTTCCAGAAGTCCATGGTCTCCTTCGAGAACGTGGCCACGGGGGTGGCGATGGGCTTGGGGCACACCAGGCGGCCGTCCTTGGTCGTCTGCATGTTGGTCATGCACTCACCGCGGCACGCTTCGGTGTGGCACCCGCGGCACAACGTGCGCTGGGGCTTCGGCCCGCTCACCTGCTTGTTCTTGAGCTCGTTGCCGACGTAGACGATCGGCTCGCCGCACGCGTCGGGCTTGAGCTTGTCCATGACGTCGGCCAGGGGTTGGAGGGTCTTCTCGATGACGTCGTCGTGTTCGTTCATGGGGGCACTCCTGGCGGCCCGGCGCCGCCGTTTGATCGTGGATGGATGGAGGCCGGTACGAACGGCCTCCTGGTGAACGGTCTCGGGGCGCGGCATCACGCCGCCACCCCCAGCTTCTCGTTGAGCTTGCCGGGCTTGTTGAAGTCGGGCGCCATCCGCGCGGTGCCGAAGGCCATCCACACCGCCCGCGGGTCCAGGCTCTCGGCCATGGCCCGGGCCGGCTCGACCAGGTCCAGGGCGTCCTGGTGCTTGGGCAGGGGGCCCACCATCAGGTAGAACTTCGACGGGCCGACGCCGGGGTCGTAGGCGGTCACGTAGAACGGGCCGGGGGCATCATCGGCCAGGGGCCCGCCCGGCTGCTTCCACGGGTGCCGGTACGCCTCGAGCTTCTTGGGGGTCTTCTTCACGCCGCACCTCCTTGGGGCTTGAGCTGGATGCTGGCGGTGAACACGGGGCCTACGCCATCGACGCCCACAACGTGAACTTGGGGCTTGAGCTGGATGCTGGCGGTGAACACGGGGTAGCAGCCGTCGATCGGCTCGGGGCTGGTCACGGCGTACATGCCCGCCCCCGCCGCCTTGCACACGATCTTGAGGGCCTCGACCCAGGAGGGAGCGATCACGCCCACGGCGCCCGGCTGAGTGCCGGGAACGCCGCCCATCTGGGCCACGTTCTCGAACTTCCACGCGAGCCACTTCTTCACACCGCACCTCCGTTCCGCAAGCATCATCGGCAGGACGTGGGACGTTGTACAGTTTTGGCGCGCACAAATCTGTTCGCGCGAACAGATTTCAGTTATTCGGACCTTGGCCTGTCAATTCACTTGTGGCCGTTGAAGCCGCGCAGGAACTGTTCCAGCTCGCTGATGATCGGCGTGGGGGCGCCGGCCGCGGAGCCCAGGGCCTTGACCAGGCGGGAGGCGGAGAGCCAGAACGCCGGGTCGCGCTGGAATCGGTGCGGGTGGGCGATGATGTCGCGGGCCATGCCCTGGAGACCGTTCACCGCCTGGGACAGGTTGGAGCCGAAGGGGGTATCGGTGCCGCCGCCCTGCTGCCAGGGCGCCGTGACGCCCTGGGCGATCTCGAGCACGCGGCCCGACCCTGGGATGATGGCGCCCGCGGCCTCCTGGGCGGCCGTCCAGGCCGCGGCCTGAGCATCGCGGCGGCGCTTGTCGCGGTCGTTGTGCCCGCCCAGGGCGGCGCCCAGGAGCCACAGGGCCGGCGTCCACCACAGGCGGATGGCCGCGCCGCCGATCACGTTCAGGCTCATGCCCGTGACGGCATAGGCCAGGTCGCGGACGTTGGAGGCGGACGGGTCGGCCATGACGCGGCGGGTGTAGCGGTTGAGCACGTTGAACTGCTTGTTCGCGTCCGACGTCAGGGAGAGCCACATCCCCAGGGCCGGCGAGCTGCGCCCCTCGACCATCCACATGCCGCTGTCCAGGGCGCCGGTCGTGTTCTGCGTGCGGCGGAAGGCGCGGGTGGCCATCTTGGCCTGCTGGGGGTGCCCGGCGTACCCGGCCCAGGCGACCCGCGCGGGGATGGCGTCAAAGACGTTGCCGACCCGGATCGAGTCGCGGAAGGCGGCCCAGGGGCGCGACACGTCGGCCTGCTTGCCGGCGAGCTTGCGCACGCTCTCGGCGCCCAGGGCCTGGAGGGCCCGCCAGGACTGGCCGCCGCTGGCCTCGCTGACGTCCCCGTCGATGGAGCTGAACTGGTGGTAGGGCGCCGTCGAGTAGCGGGCCCAGAACCAGGGGCTGTGCCGGATCTGGTCGCCCACGCCCTTGCCGAACATCCCGGCCATGCCCTTGGCCCACCGCTCCAGGCCCATCTCGGGGATGAGCCGGAACACGCCGAAGAGCTGGCGGGCCATGGTGTTCTTGTTGAGCTGGGTCATGGCCGCGGTGACGTTGCGGCTGATCCCCACCAGGAGGGCGCCGGCGCCCTTGTGCACGCGCGGGCCCGATCCGACGAACTCGTCCAGGACCATGCGCAGGTCGTCCACCATCTGGGATCCGTACCGCGCGGTGAGCTCCTGCTTGACGTCGGGGCTGAGCCACACCCCGCTGGCCAGGCGGACGGCCTCGCTCATGGCGATGATGCGGGCGATCGAGTCCAGGTGCCTGTTCACGGTGGTGCTGAAGTCGTCGATGATCAGGGGCGAGCTGCCGCCCGATCGGGGCTTCATAAAGCCGGCGTCCTCGAGGTGGTGCCGCATCTCGCGGATGCCCGGGGGGACGTCGTCGCCGGCGCGGAGCTCCTGGTTGCGGGGCATCGGCCAGTAGGCATCGCCCACGGGCGGGGCGGCCTTGCCGGTCAGGCGGAGCACCACGGGGTGGGCCTCGCGGAAGAGCTTTCCGAAGAGCCCCTTGAAGTCCTCAATCATGGCCTCGTGCTTGGCGACGTCGGGGTCCTGGTCGACGGCGTCGAGCACAGAGGCGGGCACGGGGAAGGCGCGGTTGGTGGGATCGAACCGCCACGAGCCCAGCACGCCCTTCTTCTGGCTGGTCCAGTACGCGCGGGCCCGGGGATCGGCCGCGGCCAGGGAGAGGGCCACGCCCATCGGCATCTTGGAGTACCCGCCCAGGCGGATGTCCAGGGTCTTCACGGCGTTGAAGCCCAGGGTGCCGGCGGTCTTGGCCTCAAAGTCGGCGGTGCTCTTGTACCCGTGCTTCTTGAAGATCCCTTCGGCCAGGTCGGCCAGCTTCTTGCGCAGGGCCAGGTAGTCCCACTCGGCGTCCTCGAGGGCCCGCACGGTGCCGGCCATGGGGCCGGCCCGGTCCCAGTCGTGGTCCAGGGCCTGGGAGATGACGTCGATGTTGAGGGAGCGGTCGTAGACGCGGCGCGGCAGGCCGGTGGCGGTGCGCACGCCCGACGCGATCGGCCCGCGCGAGCGGATCTCCTTCTTGCGTTCGATCCGTTCGATGACGGCCTCGCGGATGGTGGCCACCTTGGTGACGAACGCGGCCCCCCACGCCTTGCGCTCGTCGCGCTGCTCGTGGTACAGGGTGGCCAGGTTCTCGGCGTGCCGGCGCAGCTCCAGGGCCAGCTCGGAGACCTGGTGATTCGTCAGGCCCTTCTGCTTCACCCCGGCCCAGGCCAGGGCGGCCTCGAGCTTGATGGTGTTGGCCACCTCCAGGCGGGGGATGGTGAGCTTGCGCGTGAGCTTGGGCTTGGTGAGCTTCAGGACCGAGCGCCACATCTCCCGGGCCTCGTGCCGCGCGAGCACGCGCGTCATGCGGTTCATGGCCCCGTAGAGCCGGGCCGGGTTGCGGGCGGCCACCACCGCGGCCAGGACCTTTCCGCGCTCCTTGGTGGGCAGAAGCCGGTTGGCCCAGTAGACCGCCCGCTCCTGGTACGCCTTCACCTGCTGGGCGTTGTCCTTGGCCTCGAGCTTGGCACCCTGGACGGCGGCCCGTCGCTCGTACCGCTCCATCACGGCCATGCGCCGGCTCTTCTCGGTCAGGTCCTCGAGCTCCTGGCGGGCTTCTTGGGAGGCGTCCTTGCGGGCCCGCTCGTACACGGCCTTGGCCACCTTGCCGGGGTGGGTGGTGGCGTGGCCGGTGCCGGCCAGGCGCATGTCATCGACGGCCTGGTCAAACGCGGCCTGGTTGAACTTGCCGGCGCTGGTGGCCTCCTTCAGGATGGCCGTGGCCATGCGGCGGACGTCCACCTGGGACACGGCGATGTGCCCGCCCGTGAACTCGGCGATGGTCTCGCGGACGATGCGCGTGAGCGCGGCCCCGCCCTTCACGGCCTTGGCCGCGGCCTGGTAGGCGGCGGCGGTGGCCAGGTGGAGCGCGGCGTCGAAGATGTTGACGGCGTGCCCGGATCGGGCCCCGGGCGTCGAGTAGGCGCCGGCCGGGGCGCCCCCGCTCATGGCCTCCCGGGCCATGGCCAGGTGCTCGCGGCCCTTGGCCTCCAGGCGGGCGACCAGGTCGGGCTGGAGGAAGAGCTTGCCCGTGCGCTTGGCCTGGGCCTCGCTGGTGATCTGTTGCTGGGCTTGCTCCATAGCCGCGGCCACGTGCTCGGCCTCGACCGGGGCGCCCGCGGGCATGTGGTAGCCCCAGTAGGGGATCCCCTCGACCACGGCCTCGACGCCCTTGGCGTCGTCGGCGATGTCCTTCACGATCGGGTGCCAGGTCTTCTGGGGGACGGGGCGCCACTCGGTGATTTGCTTGTACCCCACACGCCGCACCTCGGGGTACTGGAACCGCCCCTCGTCGTCGCTCCACTCCACCTGGGCGTTGCCGGTGGCCTTGCGAACGGCCGCGGTGGCATTGTCGATCAGCTTGCGCTGTTGGTCGTGGGGGAGCGGGCGCTGAACCTCGCCCTTCTTGGCCTCGCGCAGGAACAGGGGGTGAACGGTGTACTCGCCCACGGGCCGGCCGGTCACGTCCTCCAGGAGCGTGAAGGCCCGCTTCTCCACCTCGGAGCGGCGCTTGAGCGGGGGCAGGCTGGGGACGTCCTCGGCGCCCGGGACCTTGTCGTCGGGGCGGTTGTTGACGTCGAGCTCGCGGCGGAGCTCGGCCAGCTTGGCCCGCTTCTCGGCGTACTCCGCGGCCCGCGGGAAAACCTTGATCTGCTCGAGCCGCTCCCGGGCTTTGCCCAGCTCGTCGGCGTCGGCTTTGATGCTGGCCTCGTCGTGGGGGATCATCTCGCCCTTGTAGAGGCTGCGCACCGCGTCCAGGATCAGGCGCAGGTTGTGAGCCCCGTCGGCGTCGAGGTTGTTGGTCGACACGCGCACGCCCGCGGCCTCGAGCACCAGGCCCAGGCCGTACTTCTTGTTGAGCTTGCCGATGATCGAGATGGGGCCCATGGCCCCCACCTTGCGCACGCTGGTGGTGCCGGCGTCCTCGAAGCTCTCGGGCTTCTCGAACACCGCGTCACCCACGGCCGCGTTGGTCAGGGCGGCCTTGGCCTCTTCGCGGTCGGTGTAGGTCTTCCCCATCATCGTCAGGGGGGGCATCTCGCCGGCCTTGGCCTTGGAGAACGCTTCGGCCAGGGGCTCTAAGAGCTTCACCGCGGCGCGGCGGGCGGCCAGGCTCTTCTCGGACCATTCGATCTTGGCGGGGAGCCGGCTGATGGTCTGCTTGAGGCGCCCGAGCTGGGCGGCGTGGGACGCCTCGAGCGCGGCCAGCTTCTGGACCTGGTTCTGGAGCCGGGTCACCTCCACGATGCGGGGGTCCTTGGCGGCCAGGGCCTTGAGCTCGCTGTACTCCAGGGCCTGGGAGCCGATGTCCCCGCCGATCTCGCGCATCCCACCCTCGCCCTTCATGGCGGCGTGGATGAACTTGGACTTGATCTCCAGGAGCTGCCAGAGGTACGCGTCGAAGCTGTCCTTGGCGATGTAGCGGAAGATGTCGATGCTGGCGTTGGTGTTGCCCTGGCGGTAGCCGCGGCCGTCGCGCTGCTCGATGTCGGCCGGCCGCCACGGGGCGTCCAGGTGGTGCATGGCGACGATGCGGTCCTGCACGTTGGCGCCGGTGCCCATCTTCTGGGTGCTGGCGAGGATCACGCGGAGCTGGCCCAGGCGGAAGCGCTCGAACATGCGGGCCTTGGCGGCCTCGTCCTTGGCGTCGTGGATCCAGGCGATCTGGGTGCGGGGGATGCCCTTGGCCACCAGCTTCTTGGTCAGGTCCTCGTAGACGTTGAGGCTCCCCTGGCTGGCCGCCTCTTCCAGGGCGGCCATGCGCTCCTCGGCGCTCATCTGGTCGTTGAGGATGGCCGGGGCGCCGCCCTTGCCCCGCTTGCCGGTGGGCGTGCCCAGGTCGCACCAGACGATCTGGGTGCCCTTGGTGGCCTTGGTCTTCTCCCAGATGTCGTGCACCTTGGCCGCGCAGGTGGCCAGCTTGGAGTTGGGCAGGTCGGGGGCGTCGGGGTCGACCAGGCGCATGTCCAGGGCGGCCTTCTTGCCCTCGCCCGTGATCTTGAGCATGTTGTCTTCGGAGGGGTCGACGGCGCCCGACCGGATCCGCGCGGCCCGCGCCACCAGGCCCTGGACGAACGCGTCGAGCCCCGGGGCCGGCTGGATCTGCACGCCCTGGGCGCCCCCGGTGTTGATGGCGGGTCGCTTGACCTTCAGGTCCTCGGGCAGGATGACGTCGGCGAACTGCCGGAAAATCTGCGAGAGCTCGGGCATGTTCTTGAACTTCACGAACCGGCTGTTCTCGCGGAGCCCGCCGCCCTCGGGGGTCACCTCGACGTCAGAGACCAGCTCCCCGAAGGTGTGGGCCCACTGGTCGAACTTCTGGATGCCGCGCCGCTCCAGGGCCTGCTCGGCCAGGAACCGGATCATCGTGAACATCTCGGTGACGCTGTTGCTGATCGGCGTCCCGGTGGCCAGGACCACGCTCCGCCCGCCCGTGCGGCGCGTCAGGTACTGGCTCTTGACGTACATATCGAACGCGCGCTGGGCGTCCCCGGGGACCACGCCCGGGACGCGGCCCATGCGCGAGGCGAACCAGAGGTTCTTGTAGTTGTGGGCCTCGTCCACGAACATGGCGTCGATGCCCAGGTCATCGAAGTAGGGGCCGGGGTCCTTCTTCCATTCGGCTTGGAGCTCGGCGAGCTTGCCGGCCAGGCGGTCCTTGGCCTTCTCGAGCTCCTTCACCAGGGAGCGGCCGTTGTCCTTGCCCGCCTTCTCCTGGCGGATGGCTTCCTCGAGCTCGTTGATCTGCTTCTGGACGAACTCCATCACGAGCGGCGGGGACAGGGCCAGCTTCTCGAACGACGTCATCGGGACGACCACGCCGTCCCAGTCCCCGGTGGAGATGCGGGCCATGAGGGTGCGGCGCTTGGCTGGCGTGAAGTCGTCGGTCTGGGCGACCAGGAGCTTGGCGCCGGGGTAGAGCTGCAACCACTCGCGGGCGAACTGGGCGTAGACGTGGTTGGGGGCAACGATGATGGGCTTCTTGGCGATGCCCAGGCGGCGCATCTCCATCGCGGCCCCGACCATCGCCCAGGTCTTTCCCGCCCCCACGGCGTGGGCCAGGAGGGTGTTGCCGGTCGACACGATGCGCCAGATGGCGTCCTTCACGTGGGCGTGGAGCTGGCGACCATCGGGCAGGAACGAGCCGGGCAGGGTCAGGTGTGAGCCGTCGAACACCGGCGCCACAGTGCGGTTGAAGCGATCGTTGTAGATCCCCTCGATGCGGGCCGTCCGCTCCCCATCCTCCCACAACCAGGTGCGGAAGCGGTCGACCAGGTCCTGCTGCTTGATCCGCGCCGCGGCGGTGGCCTGGGGGTTGACCTCGCCACCCTCGGCCTCGCTGAACCGCACCGTCTTCACGGAGTTGTTCATGGCGGCTTCAAAGAGCTCGTGCCCGAAGAAGTCGGGCGTGCCGTGCACGCTCTCGTTCTCCAGGGTCTTGGCCCGGCCCTTCACCGTGCCGATCACCCACTTGTTGAGCTCGGGGGAGTAGCGGACGTGGCCGCCGATCTTGAGCTGCTGGGCCAGGAAGTCCTGGTAGACGTCGGCCGGGATCCAGTTGACGCCCGGGGAGACCCCGATCTGTTCGGCCGGGATGGGCTTGGGCTGGACGGCTTCCAGGGCGGTCACGTTGACCTTGAACCTGGGGTTCTCGGCCGCGGCCGCACGCGCGGCGTTGAGCTTATCGACCACGTCCCCGGACAGGTAGAACTCGGAGAGCTCCAGGCCGCCGTCGGGGTTCTCGAACACGCGCGTGCCCAGGGCCTCGCGGGCCTTGTCGGGGGTGATCCCCAGGAGGTTGGCGATGTGCTCGAGGTCCAGGTGGCCGTACTGGTCCAGGCTCGCGCGGACGGCGGCCTCTGGGCTGTCGGCCTTGTCGATCACCTTGGCCGGCCAGATGACCCGCTGGCGGAACACGTCCGCCTTCTTCGCGGTGTCCTTCTCCTGGTCGTACACCTCCAGGGCCATGACCAGGGGGCTGTCGTTGTCCTCGGCGTACCAGCTCGCCTTGCGGTTGACGGGCCCCAGCTTGGACACGAACTCGTCGTAGCGCTCGTTCAGCGCGGCGCGCAGGCGGTCCAGGTGCTCGTCGGGGATGTCGGGGTTCTTCTCGGCGGCCCGCAGCTCGCGGATGGCGTCACGCAGGGGGATGAACGCCGCGACGTGCTTGGCGAAGGCGGTCTTGGCGTTGCCCGGGGTGGGGATCAGCTCGAGCTCGTCCCCGCGGCGGATGTAGACCTTGCCGTCCTGGAGGGCCAGGCCCCCGTCGGGCGTCAGGCTCCCCGCGGCGTCGATGCTGGCCTTCTCCTGGCGGATGGTCTGCTCGGGCGTCCAGGCCAGCGCGGCCTTGTTCACGTCGGTCATCGACGCGATGGCCTCGGCGATGGCCGGCCCCAGCTTCACGGTGGTCTTGGGCTCGACGTTGTAGCCGAACTTGGCCCGCATGGTCCCGGTCGCGGCCTGGCGGCCGACGATCTTGTCCTTGCGCTCCAGGAAATACTCGTTGACGTTGTGGGGGTGGACGCTCCCGTCGTTGCCCTTGAGCTCGACGGGCTCGGTGCGCACGAAGTCGGGGCCGGCCTTGTCGATCCCCGGCCCGCGCTTCTGGAGGATGATGATGTCCGTCACCACGCTGGTGTTGGCGATCCCCTTGAACGCGGTGTAGGGGAGCCGCACGGCGCCGACCAGGTTGGCCTGGGCGGCCAGGTCGCGGCGGAAGTTGCTGTTCAGGGTGTCGAGGGTGTAGTGGGTCGTGATGAACGCGACCAGGCCCCCGGGGCGCACGGCCTTCATGGCCTTGGCGAAGAAATAGTTGTGCAGGCTCAGGCGCTTGGCGGTCAGGGCCCGGTCGTACTTGTCGTACACCGCCACGTTGGCGAAGGGGACGTTGGAGATGTACAGGTCCGCGGAGTTGTCGGGCGTGCGCACGTCCTGGAATGACGCGTGCTTGACGTCGGCCTGCTGGTAGAGCTGGGCGGTGATCCGCGCGGAGAGGCTGTCGCGCTCGACCGCGCGCAGGTCGGAGTTGGCGGCGATGTCCTGGGGCATCAGGCCAAAGAAGTGGCCGGCGCCCACGGCCGGCTCCACGATGCGGCCCCCCTGGAAGCCCAGGGCCTTGAGCCCGTCCCACATGCCGGTGATGACCTCGGCGCTCGTGAAGTGCGCGTTGGGCGTCGACGCGCGGGCGGCCTTCCACTCGTCGTCGGTCAGGAGCTTCTTGAGCTCGCGGGCTTCGGCGTCCCACTCCCCGGGCTTGGTCTCGTCGGCGCCGGCGGGGGCGTCCCCCTCTTCGTACGCGGCGGGCACCTCGCCGAAGACCTGGGGCAGGCCGCCCCAGCCGACGTACTGCACCAGGACCTTCTGCTCTTCGGGGGTGGCCTTGCGGCCCGCGGCCTCGAGCTCCTTCAGGAGCTTGATGGCGGCGACGTTGGCGCGGTATCGGCCCTTGGGGCTGAAGCCTCCGACGCCGATCCGGTCGTCGGGGGTGATGCGGTAGTTGATGCCGGGGGCTCGCCGTGGTCCTGCGGGTTGACGTAGATCCACTCCCGGAGGGCCGTGTTCCTCGCCTCCGTCGGGTCGATCCCCTGCCGCGGGGCGGTCTGGTTCAGAAACCTTGCCGCCGGCGCTGCCAGGTCTCTGATCGTCTGCTCGAACGTCCCCGCCGCCTTCAGCCTTGCCGTCTGCCGCGGGAGGTGCTTCTCCCAGTGCCTTCTTGCCATCGACTCCAGGGCCGGGTTCGGCTCGCTTTCCTGTTCCTGGGGCATCGGCGTTCTCCTGCTTGGATGATACGCCGGATTTCTTGCGATCAGGGAGGACGACCGGGCGTTGCATCTTGCCGCCCGTGCTGCCTGTACGCTCGCCCAGGATGGTGGCGCCGGGGTAGATGGACCGAAGCTGAGCCACCGCCGCGCGCACAGCCTGCGTTCCGACCGTGTTCCCCAGCTCCGCCAGTTGCTCGCGGCTGCCGCCTGCGCCCTTGATCCTGTCGTTGTGGATGTTGAGGGTGATCGAACCGTCCGCGTGCACGAAGACGTGCATCTTCCCGGCCTCTTCGCCGACTTTCCACTTGTAGTCGTCGACGCGGACGACTCCGCGCCCTTCCCCGAAGCGAGCGCTTGGGGCGCCGCTCATGGGTTCGCTTCCGATCAGTTCAAGCGGGCCGTCGGCGGGCGCCGGCTCTCCCGTCGGAGCGCTGCTTTCAGGGCCCGTCGGAGCTCGGGCACCGTCGCCCTTCTCAACCTGTCCCTCTCCCGCTGGTACGCCCCCGGGTGCTTGGCCTTGATCCAGTACGCCACGGTCGTTCTCCTTGGGTGGCGCGGCCGGCGTAGTATCTGGCGTGCCGGAAACCGCTCCATCCGTGATCTTCAAGGACTCTGAGACAGGGCGCGTCTGGGTGCCCAGCTCGCTCTTGGACGGTGCCCCCAGCGCACTCTGGTCCGGCTCGGCTTGGACCTTCGGCAACCCCCCCTCGATGGTCGAGATGCGCGACTCTTTCGAGCGCGTGGACGACCCCAAGGAAGTCTCGATCTGGGTCCAGAGGGCGGCGAACTCTTCGCGCGACAAACCCAGCCGCGCCAAGGCCCGACCGAACGCCGCGTCGTAGCGGTCGTAGCTCTGCTTCACCGCGGCCAGGTACTCATCCTGCCGCGCTTCGATCTCGGCCGGCGTCTTCCCGCGCCATTCCTCGAAGAGCAAATGGTTCTGGTGCTTGACCTCCTGGAGCTCCTGGAGCGGGAGGTAATACTCCACGAGTTGGCCGTTGGGCATCCGCATGTCGAACGCGGCGAAGCGCCACCCCAGGGCCTTGGGCTTCAGCATCTTGGCCGTGTCGACCTTCACCATGCCCAGGCCACGCTTGCGCAGGATGTCGAACACCTTGGGGAGCACGCGCGGATCGGTGAGGGTGGTCTGGAAGCGGAGCGTGTCGCGCACATGCTCGATGTTGTGCCAGGGCTTTTCGGCGCGGATGCTGGGGCGCACCGCCTTGGCCATGATCGAACCGGGCTTCTTGCGGTCGGCATCGCTCTTGGTCCCCAGCGTGCCGTCGATCTCCTTGATGATGTCCTGGATGATCGGCCAGTTGTGCTCCGTGAGCGCGCTGAGCTGGGCGAGCTTCTGGCCGTCGCTCGATTCGGGGTTGATGGGGTTGACGATCTTCTCGAGGGGGACCGTGTCCTCTTCGACCCCAAGCGGGGCCGCGGGGGGCGCCTCTACCGCAGGCCCTGGCTGTCCATGTAGCGCCCGATCTGGGCCACCTTGGCCTTCTTGTTCGAGCCCTTGCCCCCCTTCTTGGGCGGGAAGCCCTTGCCCTTCGGCTTGCCCTGGCTGTCCTCGCTCGCTTCCTCGGCCCGGTGCTGCTTGCTGAACTTCGGCATCGGCGGTCTCCTGACGGGTGGTGCGGTCCTGGATGCCACGGCGTACACCGCCGATGGCCTCGTCCAGGATGTCCTGGTTCTCGGCGTCCTGGTCGATCGAGATGGGCGGCGCGGCCCGACGGCGGGCCATGGCCCCCTCGAGCTTGGCGCTCTGGGTCTGGGGGACCTCGGCGGCCGGGGTCACCAGGGCCTGCTGGATCCTCGCCAGGGCGTCCTGGTCGGCCTGGGCGGCACGGGCGCGTTCGGCGTTGGCGGCCTTGGCCGCGGCCACCTGGGCGTTCAGGGCGTCGATGGCGGCGTTGACGCTGGCCGGGGGCGCGGCAGGCGTACCGGGCGCCGGGGGGGTCTCGGCCGTCGGAGCCGCGGCGGGAGCCCCAGAAGGGGCGGTAGGATCCACGCTGGGCTCTCCCGGCGCCGGGGGCCCCGCGGCAGGGCGGAGACCCTTGCCCTCGCTGGCCACGCCACCCAGGGCCACGGGGCCGCCCATGGCGGCACCCAGGCCGGCGCCACCCACGAAGCTCGGGACGGCCCGGTCCATGAACGTGCCCCCGGGGCCTACCCCGGTGACGGCCTGGCGGGTCTGGGCCTGGGCCTCGTTCTGGACGACTTCCTCCAGGCCCTCGCTCACGGTCGACGCCAACCACTCCTTGGCCCACTTCCTGGCCTCGCCGCGCACGATGCCGGCGTGGACCAGGTGCTGGACGCCGGCCATTTCCACCCCGGCGTTGAACAGGCCGGTGATGACGGCGGGGACGGCGGCGTCCTCCAGGGCCTGCTCTTCGCTCGCGCCCTGGCTGATCCGGTCGTGGAAGATGTCGCTGGCGACCTGGCCGCCCTCGGTGGCGAAGACCGGGAGCATGGCCCCCACGGGCCCCGCGGCCATTTCCCCGGCGATCGACGCGACCATCACGGGGGTGGAGCGGCCGGCCATGTCGGCGAACCACTCGGGGGTGTACTGCTTGGGCGGGGTCTGGATCCCCTCCGCCGCGGCGCTGGCGGCCTCGAGCGGGGCGGCCACCTGGCCGGCGCCTGCGCGGAGCGTCGACTCGATCGGGCCGGCCTGGGGCATCGAACCCTGGACCGCTTCCAGGCCGCGGGCGGCCCCGCGCGTGAACCCACCGTTCAGGATCCCCGCGGGGTTGTCGGCCAGCTCGGAGACCCCCCCGGCCACGGCGGCGCCGGCGGTGCCCACGCCCTGGTTGAACACCCGCGGCAGGATGGTCAGGGCCTGCCCGAGCCGCGCGGCCTGGCCGCCCTGCTGGAGCACCCCAGAGAAGGCGCCACTGGCGAAGCGGCCGGCCAGGTCGCCGACGGCCCCGGGCATGGTCGCGGGGTTTGACAAACGGGCCGCGGTGAGGGCCCACACAGGAATGGCCCGCTTCACGTCGGCCAAGATGCCGGTTTCTTCGGGGTCCTGCTCGGCCGCGGCAATGGGCCCGGCCGGCGCGGCCTTCTGGGCCTGGTACTGGCGGTACGCCTCGCGGAGCTGGGCGCGGCGGGGGTCCTCCTGGGGCGCGGCGGCGGCGCCGGCCGTCGCGGGACGCTGGGCCATGTACTGGCGGTAGGCGTTCCGGAGTCCCTGGCGGGGATCGGCGGTGGAAGGAATCTGGCTCATGGGCACTCCGCCGTGCGCGATACGCGCGCATTACACACGTGGTCGGGGTCAGTTGATCAGGGTGCGCTTCACGACGATGGTGTCGTCGCCCGTGTTCTTGATGACCACCTTGTAGACGCGGCCGTCGACGGTGCCCCCCGAGTCCATGGCCGTCGGCAGGCCCCCGGTGTCCCCGGTCATGGTGGCCAGGGTGGCGTGCCAGCGCGTGAGCGGGGTGTCGAGCCCCCAGGGACGGATGCAGGACTGGCCCAAGGGGAACCACCGCAGCGTGCCCGCGGCGGTGGGATCGGTGCTCGACGTCGGGGCCTGGACGCCCACCCACACCTCGCAGAACCCGCCCTCGGGCAGGGACCACTTCAGGAGGTTGAAGTCGTACCCGTCGATCGTCGCGTCCCAGATGGTGGCGTGATCGTCGGCCTCGAGCTCGAACTCGCGCGGGGCGTAGATGTCCCCGGTGATCGTGGTCTCAGAGAGCGGGGTGGTGATGTCGGTGTCCTGCTGGACCTGGGCGTCGTTGTCCAGGGCGCTGGCCTCGTAGTGACGGAGGATCTTGCTCATCGGTCTGCCTCGCTCACGCGCACGGCCCACACGGTCAGTTGGCCCGGGTTGCCCTGGGCGATGTACGCCTTGATCCCGCTCGCCGCGTCGAAGTGCTCATCCAGGCCCTGGTTCAGGTAGCCGGCGTACTGGATGTCCTTGCCCGCGGGCACGCGGACGATGATCTTGGGGGCGTGGTCGCCGCCCTGGAGCCCGGCGCTCAGCTTGGCGCACAGGTGCGCCAACGCCTCGGCCTTGTCGGCGTCGTCGGCCTCGCCGATGGGGTTCTTGCCGCTCATCGCTCGTTCCCGCTCCCTGCCACGAGCTGCTCGAGGATGGCGACGGCCGCGTCCTCGATGGCCTGGGGGTCGGCCCCGGGGTTCTGTTCCACGGCCTTCTGGTGCGCGAACTCCATCATCTGGGCGACGGTGTCCTGGCCGGCCGGTCCTGGGGTGACCGCGGGCGGAGTGCCCATCCCACCCGCGGGCGCGCCCCCAGGATTCGGCAACCCACCAGGGATCAGGGAGCCCCTGGGAAGCAGCTCGGCGTGCTGGCCCGTGAGAGCCATGATCTGGTTGTTGATGCTCTTGATCTCGGCGTCCTGCTGGTTGATTGCCACCAGGATGGAGGGGTCGCCCTCCTTCAGGTAGAGCTGGTTGAGCCGGTCGCGTTCGGCCTGGGCCTGGCTCAAGAGCTGAACGCCCGTGTGGATGCGCATGGCCAGGTGGTCGCGCCCGAGCTTGTTGGGGTCGGCGTTGGCCTGGGCCTGGGGGCTGAACGCCGCGGCTGGCAGGTTGCCGCCCCCGCTCATGCGGGCCAGCTCGTTGCGGATCAGGTCCTGGGCCCGCGTCACGCTCATCTGCCCCTGCTTGACCTCATCGAAGATGGCGGCCTTGTAGCTCTGCATGTGCTGGTCGAACAGGGCCTGGTGCGCGGCTTGGTCGCGCTGCTGCTTCTGGTCGTGCTGGATCTGGAGGGCCTGGGCCTTCAGGAGCTCGGGCGGGGCGCTCTTGAGGGCGATCTGGTAGGCCGCGGCGTCCTCGGGGCTGGGCGGGCCCATGGCGCCCGGGCCCATGCCGGGGCGGTCGATGAACGCCTGGGGCGCCCAGGTCTGCCGGGCTTGCTGCTCGTGGTAGAGGTTGGCCAGCTCGGGGATGGGGGCCTGCGCGGTGGTGTCAGGGTCGAGCCCCGCCTGGGCGCCGTAGAACGAACGGATGCCCTGCTCGCGCCGGATGGCGTCGGCCTGCTCGAAGAGCTGCATCCCGAGCTGGGCGCCCGAGTAGATGTCGGGCATGAGGTTCTGCCCGGTCGTGATGTAGCCCATGCTCGGCATTGGTGGTCACCTGTTTGCTGCGTACATCTGGTCCATCTGGCCGCCGTACCCGCCGAAGCCGCCTTGCCGCGGCTGGCCCTGCTGGCCCTGAAGCAGGGCGTAGGTCCCGTAGGCGGAGCCGATGCCCGTCGCGGCGCTCCCCAGGGTGCCCAGGGCGGCGGCCGATGGCGAGCTCGAGGCCAGGGGAATCGAACCGGAGTAGTCGGCGTAGGGGGAGAGCTGCGAGCCCTGGAGAGCGTTCATGGCGAAGTTGGTGGGCTGGTAGCGGTAATTCATGTACTGCTGGAAGGCCGCGTTGTTGAGGTTGCTCTGGCTGTTGGAGCGGTCGGCCCCCATCTGGAGGTTCGTCGCCAGGCCGCGCTCGCGGGCGCCAGCGCCGGCCTGCATGAGCCCCGCGGCCGTGCCGGTGCGGGTGTTCAGGAGGTTGGTCCCCACACTGGTCTTGAGCTGGGCCTGCTGGTCGGCCAGGTCCTGGAGGGACCGCTGCTTGGCCTGCTCGTTGGCGACGGTGTTGCCGGCGGCGGCGGTGGCCCCCAGCGTGCCCCCCAGGCCCGACGCGCGGAGCCGGGCGCTGCTGGCCTGGTTGGCGGCTTTTAGGGCGATGCCGGCGTCCTGGTTGATGACCGCGGCCCGCCCGCGGCCGAACTGGTCGGCGGTGGCGTTGATGCCCGCGGCGCCCCGGTCAAAGTCGCCCAGGACCTTGCCCGTGCCCTGGTTGTAGTAGTTGGTGATGTCCTGGACGTTGCCCTCGCCCTGGGCCTTCAGGGCCTTGGTGTCGGCCAGGTAGTTTGCTGCGTTGTCGCTGGAGTGCTCGGCGCCGTAGCTGGCCAGGCCCTTGACCTGGTCGTAGATGGGCCCGCCGATCGAGTCGGAGAAGTTGCCCCACGCGTCCCGCTGGCTCTTGTTCCAGTAGGGGTTCTCCTTGTTGTTGTCGACGGTGTCGAGCCAGTTGCGGCCGAAGATGGCCGACCCGAACTGGTCGCGCTGGTAGAGGGTGTCGGCCTTGTTGGCGGCCAGGCGGCCGTTCACCGCGTTGTTGGCGGAGCGGGCGGCCTGAGACTGGGAGTAGGCGGAGAGGCCGGCGCCGGCCAGGCCAATCGCTCCCGCGGCAATGAGACCCATCGAACACCTCCACTCACCCGCTGGCGGCGAGGAAAATCTCGGTCCAGGCTTGGAGCCTGGCCTTGAGGAACAACATGGAGCACGCGGACGCAGGGATCCCCATGACGATGGCGCACGCCGCGGTGTAGCAGGACGGGTTGGGGTAGACCTTCTTCCCCAGGCGGTGCAGAACGTCCGTCACGCTTGCGATCGTCTTGGAGAGCCCGGGCTGGTGGTCCTGAAGCAGGCAATCGACGTCGGCCCAGATGGAGTCGTGCTCCCCCTTCACGAACGAGTTGCCCCACCCCGGGACCAGGCCCCCCTCGCGCATGATCGTGTGGGCGTGCACCGCGGGCAGGGTGATGGTCCGCTCGAGAAATTGCTGGGTCTGGGTCAGGGGCCCGTGCTTCCCGCCCAGGGTGAGCATGGCCGCGGCCACGGCGTTGGCGAAGGTGCCGTTGCCGTGAGCGACCTGGATCAGCGCGGCCGTGCTGGGGTTCTGGCGGCGGGCGCACTGGTCATGGGCGGCGTCATGGGCCCGCATGAGCTCGACGGTCCAGGGGGTGGTGTCGGAGAGCTTGAGGGTCATGCCACACCCCCTCGCACGAGCGCCGCGGCGTTGGGATTGAAGGGAACGCCGACGGCCTTGGCGATCAAGTCCACCGTGTCCTTGGGATGGTCCGAGAGATACTCCAGGGGGACGACCAGGTCCCACGCCTGTGGGGCCATGCACGCCAGGATGCGGGTGTTGGTGCTGAGCACGTGGGGGATGGCCTCTTCGGGGTAGACCCGGCGCACGGAGTTGGCCACCTGGGAGGGGTCGCGGTGGGTGCGGATGTAGACGATCTTGCCGAAGAGCCCTTCGGCGGCCTGGCGGAGCTCGGGGAGGCACAGGGCCCAGAAGGGGCACTTGGTGGCCAGGTGCATCGGGGGCGGGAGCTTGGCGGCCGCGCGGAGCGAGCGGTGGATGTCCCAGCGCCGCATCAGGTCGCGCTGGATCCGCTCGACCAGGCCGTCCTTGGGCACCTCCGCCCCGTCCAGGGGGAAGTGTCGGTTGAGCATGACGTAGGTGAAGGGGTCTTCCCAGTCGAGCTCGTAGTGGCTGTAGATGTGCGGGCACCCAATCACCGCGGCCACGGAGACCCCCAGGCGGTTGACCACCTGGGCGACCGCGCTGGTGCCGGATCGGAACTGGCCGGTGATGACCACGAGAGTGGGAAGATCGGTGTCGCTCATGCCGTGCGCCTCCAGAGGTACACGACAATATACGGGTTGAGGATGGATCCCGCGGAGCCCGTGAAAGCCGGGGCCGAAGCGGCGAGCGTGCCCGCGCCGTGCGAGTGCGACGAGCCGGCCCCGGACGTGACGGCGTTGTTCGTGACGCTGTGTGCGTCAACCGCGCCACTCGCGTTGGTGGGCACGCCCGCCGGCCAACTGATCGTGCCGCTTGGGGTGCCGGCGCTCACCGACTCTGACATTGCCACGGCGGCACTCGCCGAGTTTGATGCAAAGCTGGCCGTCGATGTCGCGGCGCGTGTCGTGCCAGTGCCGAAGGCGGCCGACGAGATAGAGCGCACGATCGTGCCGCTGGGCATCTGGAACGGAAGTTCATGCTGGTGCCCTGACAGTGCGTTTCCGGCGAACGTCGGAACCCCTGCCGGCCAAGAAATCGTGGGATTGGTGAACGTGTGGTCGGCCACCGCGACGTTCGACGTGACGCTGTGCGTGTGGCTGGCTTCGGCCGCGGTCGATCCGCTGATGGTCGGGGCGGCCACCGTGCCCGCGGGGGTCATGGTCTTGGCGCCGCCCGTGGCCAGGACGGTGCCAAAGTCGGCATCCCCGCTCTTGTACCCCACGATCATCTGGCCCTGGCCGAAGGCGGACCAGGTCCCGTACCCCAGCTCGGTCGCGGGGTTCACCCCCGTCACGCTCAGGTAGATGGCCCCCACGGGGAACGCCTCGGACGCGCTGCCCCCGGTCACCCCGCGGTAGTCGCTGTTGGACGACGGCACCGTCCCGCGGAAGCCTGACCAGACAACGTCGGTGCTGTCGCTCATGCCCACACCACCGCTGGGGAAATGGTGGGGATCCCAGCGTCGGGCTGGGTGCCCACGTACCTGGTGGCGGCGCCGGCGATGGTGACGTCCAGGACGATCTGGCCGTTGACGTCGGCCTGCACGAGCCACATGCCGCCGATCACGGCCGTGATCTGGACGTCGCCCTGGATGAACGCGACGGTGTTGCCGGCCCCGGAGGGGGCGCCGGTCTCCGTTGGGGTCAGGAACACCCACACGAGCCAGCGCGAGGGCCAAGGGTTCTTCAGGCGGTCGACCACCTGGAGCGTGATGCGGCGCTTGTTGGCGGCTTCGGCGCCGGCCGTCATCGTGCACGTGGCGATCGGGGTATCGAACCAGGTGCGCACCATCTGCGCGAACTGCTCGAAGCTCCTGACCTGGGTGATGGACCGCCCGATCCCCACGGGATCATTCCTCCACGAGCGCGTACAGGTCCGCGAAGATGCCGGCGCCGCCGTTGATGAACTTGGTGCGCAGGCCCACGCGCTCGCCCCCGCGGACGATGATCGGCGTGCGCATGGGCAGGGGGTAGATCAGGGAGCTCTGGGCGTGCCTGGTCCAGGAGCGGCGGTAGTTGGTGCCGGTCGTGGGCTCGGCGGTGTTGGCCGCGTCGGTGAGCCCGCCGCGCAGGGCGGTGGTCTGGAGGGTCTCGGAGTAGGAGGGGTCCTCCTTGATCCCCGTCACGCTCGAGAGCCCCGTCCCCGCGGTGGTCTGCTCGACCAGGTCGATGATGACCGGAACGGCCGTGGGGTCGATGCCGCGGAAGCCGATGGCCAGCTCGTGGATCAGGGCCCGGTGGTTGCTGGCCGCGACGACCTGAAGCAGGGTCTTGAACACCCCCGTGCCGTCGTGGAAGGTGTTGATGTCGCGGACGTGGAAGGTCTGGAATACGCCGGCCATGGGGTGCTCCTAGAAGGGGATGATGACGCTGCCGTCACCTGCCCCCGAACTCGATCCGGTGTGGAATCCGCTGACGCGGTCGCCGCCGCCGCCCCCGTCGGGCCCCTGCCCGCTGAAGAGGTGGTTGTTCTCGATGCCGATGGTCTCGAACAGGACCTCCTGGGTCCTTTCGTCGCTGAAGAGGGGTTCCAGGGACACTGAGCCGGCACCAGGCCCGCTGCCGAAGTCCCCGCCCGTGGCCGCCGTGGCTGGCGTGCACGGGACGCCGGGCGTGGCCGGGGTGAAGCGGTGTCGGCGCCGGCCTGGGGCGACCGGGCTGGCCACGGCCTCCACCTTCTCGAACGCCGGGCGCTCGCCCGCGGCGTTGCTCAGGAGCTCGACCACGATGGCCTTGGCCCGCACGCGCTGGGTGAAGGGCTTGCCGGGGTTGTCGGTCTCGGCCAGGCCCTGGTAGAGCTTGAAGCGGTTGGTGCCGACCAGGGCTTCCTCGGCCGTCGCGCCCCCCCACACCTCAAAGCGCGTATCGGTCGATTCGGCGCCCAGGGTGATGCGGAGCTCTTCGAGTTGGGTGTCCCCGGCCTGGTCGCCGTCGGCCAGGAGCGTGCACCCGCACCGGAAGTTGACCGCCTCGCCCCCGTCGTCGGCGGTGCCGGTGTCGTCCAGGACGCAGATGTACCCGTCCCTGGTGCCCAGAAGGAGCTTGCCCTGGTAGATGCACGCCGCGGTGGGGCCGGCCCGGTCGGGCAGGGTGTCGATGAAGAACCCGCCCTGGCCCTTGGTGTACGCCCCCACGCGTTCGTCGTAGGTGACGTGGTAGGCGGGGCCCTCGATCTTGGGGGTGAGGAAGATGTGGAGAACGTGCCGCTGGGGGTCGCGGATGGCGATGATCCAGTAACTCTCCAGGTCCTCGCGCGAGAGCTGCAGGTATCGCGTCAGGACGGTCTCGGAGAGGTTCATCGCCAGGCCCCCGCTGGGCAGGACGAAGAGCCCATCGGCGGAATGGAACACGGCCAGGCCGTCGTTGGCCATGCACACCGACCGCGGCCCGCTCACCCCGTGGTCGCGGCTCACGATGTGGACGTCGGGGATGCCCAGGGCGGGGTCGCCCACCTTGCGGACGCAGCCGCTGATGGTGCCGATGACGGTCTCGTTCTTGGTGCCCTGGAAGACGCAGGTGACGGGCTCGTTCACCAGGCCCGGCAGGTCGGTCGTGAGCGCGTACGCGCGGCCGGGGCTGTTCAGGTCGCCCGTGTCCCAGTCGTGGGATTCGTCAATCGCGGACCAGAAGACCGCGTTGGGCTGGGTGGGGTCCTTGTAGACGCCGATGCGGGCCCCGTCCACGAACACGGCCTTGCACCGGGTCGAGCCGCTCACCCCCACCGTCGATCCCGGGAAGGTCCCGGCGCTGGCCACCCACTCGGTGACGCTGTAGTCCTGGGGGTCGATCTCCACGGCGTTGGTGCCGTCGACGCCGTAGACGAACCCCTGGTGTTCGGCCAGGCTGACGTACTCGGACTGCACGAAGCGCGAGGGGCCGATCTTGGCCATCTGGGCGCCCTCGGCGCTGGCGAAGATGTCGCCGCGGCACACGGCCAGGAGCACCTCCACCTGGGGGCTGGGGGCGTCGGGCAGGAGCTCGACCAGCTCCGCGCCGGCCACGATGGCCCCGGTCACCGAAGACTCAAATCCAAAGTGCCGGTAGCTGGCGTAGGCGTGCTCGCCGGCCCCGGCCCAGGACAGGGTCGGGGTGTCGGCGTCGTTGACAAAGAGCTCCATGAGCCCCTTGTTGAACCGCACCGTGATCGTGAAGGGCGTGCCCGCGGCCACCCCGTGCGCGGCCTCGGCCGGCGCCGCGGCGGGGATGTCCCCGGCGCCGGTCGTGACCTGGGTGCCGATCACGTAGAAGTCGACGGGGCGGATGCTCACCTTGGTGGCGTCGGCGGTGTCGACGCCCACGCGCAAACCCGAGTCACCCAGCTTCGATCCGGGCACGAAGATGGCCACCTGGTGGGCCCGGTCGACTAACCGGAGCCGCACGGCCTTATCGCCCGTCCATTCCTGGGAGGCGACCAGGACCGTTCGCCCGCCCGTGGCGAGCGTCCAGGCCTTGGTGATCGGGTTCTGAGACCAGGTGCCCACCTTACCAGCTCCAATGCTTCTTGACCATCTCCACGCCCGTCAGGACCAGGGCGCCCAGGCCGGCCGCGGCCCCGCTCCACCCCAGGGCCCTCATGTGCTTCAGGAACTTCTCACGCTCTTCCCGCTCGGCCTTCAGGGCCTTGACGTCGGCCACCAGGCCAACGCCGGGCTTGGTCAGGGGATCGGGCCCCTGGAGCACGAGCAAAATGCGATCGAGCTTGACGTCCTGGTCGTCAAGCTGGGTCTTGAAGGACTGGATCTCGGCACGCAATTGCTCCATCGCCGTGGTCTCCTTCGCCGGGCAAGCCGGCCCAGGTCCTTTCGGGCCCGGGCGCGGTGGAGGGATCGAGTCTGGGTCACGTGACGGGCTTGGTGATCGAGTCCACCGTCAGGTTGTCGTTGTTGAGGATCTTCACGGCCTCGGGCGTGAGTTGGGCCACGGCCTCGGGGTGCAGGCTCACGATCTGCTTGTCCACCGGGCTGTTCACGTTGTGGGCGTCGATGGCGTAGGCGAAGCTCCGCGCGGTGGCGGTCTTGTCGGCGATCTCTTTGTTGGCCGCTTTCACCTCACCGGAGCGCTGGTACTCCTGCACGGTTTTGTAGACCGCGCCGATACCCAGCAAGGCGGCAGAACCCCAGGGCACCAACGACGCTATCGGTGCCAGGGCATCGGTAGGGGGTGGTTGGGCCTGGGCCTCCTTGGTCCCCACGAGCACGTTCTCGCCCTTCTTGATGGCCGTGTCCATGTCGGCGATGGCGTTCAGGAAGGGGAGCTTGCGCGAGTCGGTGTCGGGCATCGCCAGGGCCGCGGCCCGCCACTGGGTCACCAGGGCGTTGCCGGTCTGGATGTTGGCGGCGATGGCGGTCTGCTGCTGCTTCTCGTCGTCACACCCCACGCAGAGACCGGCGAAGGCCAGGGCCAGCGCGAGGGATGCGGCCAGGACGAACAGGCGGGCGACGGGGATCCTCATGCGAAACTCCTTGATGGTTGGGGGTGCGGAAACGCTCACCGTCGCAGGATCTTCACGATGGCCGTGCCGCTCTTGGCGTTGCCGGCGCCGGTGATGGCCAGGGCCAGGGTGGTGGCGGTGATCGGCACGGGCACGGGCACGCCCCCGGACTGGCAGGCGGCGTACTCGTTGGCCGTCGCGCTTCGGCTTGCTCCGGCCCCGCCCAGGACGTCGGTGGAGCTGGAGTTGGCCAGCGTCAGGCCGTAGGAGGTGGGGGCCGACCCGCCGCCCGCGGGGATGGTCTCGACGCCCAGGACCAGGCCGCTGAACTTCTCGGTGGTGGTGGCGCTGGCGGCCCCGCCCGCGTCGGACGTCCAGGAGAACACGATCTCCTCGATCTTGGACTCGCGGACGCCGACGTCGCCGTTGGCGGCAAAGTTGCGGGTGTACGTGGTGGCCATGGTCAGGGTCTCCGATCAGTCGTCAAGGGCCAGGAGGAAGTTGGAGCCGGCCGCCGCGGCGGCCTTCTGTGCGGTCAGGGTCTGGTCGAGGATGAACTGCACCTGCGCGGCCGCGAACGCCGCGGTCGGGCGGAAGTCGAGCTTGTCCCAGAACGTGCCCCACCCCGGCGTCACGCCGGGTTCAACGCCGGTCGTCGCACCCTTGGCGACGAACCAGTTGTGCGAACCGGGGCCTGCGCCGCCCTGCTCGTACCCCGCGCTGGGACTGTTCACGATGTCGCCCGCGGCGTAGGGGGTGACGCCGCTGTAGGTGCCCTTGACGGTCGTCCCGCCCTTGGTGATCAGGCCGCCGGTCATCACCTGGGTGGCGGTCCAGTGGGCGCCCAGGTCGATGTACGCGCACCGATCGGCGGTCCATTTGTGGTGGAACCCGTTGCTCAAGAACGTATCCGTGTTGGTGCACAGGAAATACGACTGGCGAAGCATCTGGGCGTGGAAGGTGTCCCACTCGGCGAGCGTCGCGCCCTGGCCGGCGTAGACGGGGACGATGAACAGGAGCGGCAGGGCGTTGTCATTGAAGTTGTCGAAGTTGCGGGCCGAGTCGACCACGTCACGCTGCACCTCGTTCCAGATCCCGACGTCGTTCTCGACGTGCTCGGTGTTGACCAGATCGAGCATGAAGTCAGAGAATGACCAGTTGCCCCAGTAGGCCAACTCGATCTCGTGCCCGAGCCACACAACCACGGCGTTCGCGCCTCCCAGCGCGGCCATGATGGGCTTGAGGGAGGGGAACCTCGTGTTCTGCGTCGCGCCGTCCCAGTTGGACAGGCACGAGTACGGGGTCGCGGCGAACGCCAGGCGGACGCCCTGGGTCTGGTTGTTGACGACCGCGATGCCCGGGATGATGGCGCGGCGCTTGGAGTTGGCGGCGCTGGTCGGCCAGTAGAGCCCGACGACCGGCATACCCGCCCCCGCGGCCAGGGTCGCGGGCGTGCCCGCGGCGATGGCGCCCGTGGCGGCGGCCGTGAAGGCACCCGCGATGGTCGGGCCCCCTGCGCCTCGGGACACGCCCATCGAAAGGGTCGGCCCGCCGTCGATCGGGTTGGTGCCGCTGGCGTCGGCCGCGGGAACGTACATGAACGGCGTGATCGTGAGCGGGTAGTCCGTCAACCACGCGTCGTTGCCTGACACGCTCACCATCGTCCACTTGGCGAACCGCTGTGCGGCGCCGGGGGCGCTGGCGGACTGGGGCCAGATGATCTCCTGGAACCCCGCGGGGAGCTCGGTGAAGGCGTCGAGCCCTGGGGTAGTGCCGTCGCCAGCAGTCGCGGCCGTGTCGAAGATGTACGCCGACGGGTTGCCGCTGCCGGCGTTCTCGCCGTCGTGCCTGAACGGGTAGAGCGTGGAGCCGATGGTCAGGTTGGTGGTCACATCGGTGACGGCCGTTGCCGGCTCGTTCACGCCGCTGTTGAGGATCCCGGGCAGGACGACGCCGCACAGGTTGGTGGTGAGGCGCCGGAACGCCTGCATCGTCCCGCCTGATAGGTGCATGTTCTGGTCGCCGATGATCAGGATGTTGCGCACGCGGCCCGTGGGATAGAACGCCGGTGCGATGCCCGAGCCGGCGAGGTTGAAGGATGAGGGGTAGGTGTTGCTCATGGGGCGTAATCCGTCCCGTAGTACATCTTGCCCGCGCTGCTCACGGCCAGGGCCAGCGCGGAGACCGCCTCGCCGATGTCCCAGGCCCACACGATGTCCCCGGTGTCGGCGTTGACCTTCCAGAGGTGGGCGTTGTCTCCGCTCGCGCCCTCCCACCCGGTGTTGCGGTCACCCCCCACGATCAGGTTGCCGTCGGAGGGGTCGACGCGCATGGCCTCTTTGCGGACGCTGCGGGTGGCGTCCATCACGTTCTGGCCGAACTCGGTGCCCCCGTTGGCGCTCACACGGAAGACGCTGAAGCCGGCCAGGGCGGTCTTCTTCCCGCCGATCCAGCACTCCCCGCTGTTGCCGAAGCAGCACGCCACGAAGGTGGGGTCGTTGATGTCGTTGAAGTGCGGATGTCCCAGGTAGTACCCGCTGCCCGTGGTCCCGTCCCCGGTGTTGCTCCCGGGGTCCATCTCCCACTGGGTTTCCCCGTCGCCCGTGAGCTTGACCAGGGTGATAAACGGCCGGCCGTCGGTGCCGGTCGGGCGCCACGCGTCGGTGGGCCCCCACCCCTGGTTGGTCCTCGAGAAGAGCACGGTGCCCAGGGTGGGGTGGACGTCCAGGTCGGTGGGGTAACACCCGTGGGGGCTGTTGCGGCTTTGCTCGCTGATGCGGTAGTACCCGTGCGCGGCCTCGTACCTGGGGTCCGAGCTGCTGAGCTGGGTGCCGAACGTGATCTGCGTCAGCACGGTGTAGGTCGGGGGCGGCGCGGGGTTGTCCCCGGGGTAGGCCGCCACCCTGAAGCGCATGATGCCCGAACGGAAGTGCGAGGCGTACAGGCCCACGCTGATCGTCGTGCCCAGGGTGCTCCCGTCGGCCAGGGTGCCGCCCACGATCGTCCCGGGCCGGCTGGAGCCGTAGAAGCTCACCGTGAGGTGGGTGGTCGTGAACTGACCACCCCCGGCCGTGGCGACGTGGATCCCGCACCCGGTGGTGATGTCCGCCCACCCGTTGCAGGTCGACCGCTGGGCCAGGAGGCCCTTGTTGGTCCCGTGGGCCCACAGGACGAACACCTCGCCGCGGGTGCACACGAACACCCAGTCATTCGACGCGCAGACGGCCGTGACGTACCAGTCGGCGGCCCCGTCGCTGTAGGTGTAGGTCCAGAGGGTGGCCCCGGTCGCCGGGTCGATGCCGCGGACCTTGAGCTCGAGGTAGGCCCCGTTCTTGGCGCTGCCGGCCACCACCAGGATCTCGCCGTTGGGCGTCAGGCACTCGGCGTTGACCTGGGGGCTGGGGGGCGCGACGGCGGCGGTGCTCTGCAGGAGCCCGGCCCACTCGAGGCTGGGGACCTGGTCCAGGGCCCAGTGGTTGCCCGTGAGGTTCGTCGTCCCGTTGGTCGATCCCAGCGCCATCTCTTCGGAGTCCCCCAGCACGTATCCCGTGCTCACGCTCGGGCGGTTGACCTTGCACAGGGCCTGGATGGGCCCGTTGCCCAAGGGTGTATCCCACAGGCGCAGGAGGGTCGGACGCATACCTCCGCGGGCCCGGTTGGTCAGGCCGTCGTAGATGCGGAAGTTGCGCAGGACGTCGGGGGGGTTCAGGTCACCGGCCTGGTCGATGAAGCCGGTGGTGTCGGACACGCCCCGAACCGGGATGGAGAGGCGGCGCGGGGGCACGGGCGCGTGTCTCCTGGGGTCAGGCGGTCCTCTTGGACGTGTCGGAGAGGCTGACGTGGCGGCGGACGCGGAGCCGCGTGCCGGCCACCTGGAGCTGAAGGCCGGCGCCCAGGGTGGCGTCAAAGGCCAGGTTGATGCAGAAGGTCGCCCCCTCCTTGATGTACTTGCTTTCGGCGCGGAGCCGGGCCCCGATGTCCAGGGTGTAGTTGGCGAAGCTGGTGACGTCGGCGCCGGCGCTGGCCGCGGCCAGGAGGGCCGTGGCGCTGGTCGTCAGGCTCTGCTGGGCCTCGCCGGGGTTGGTCCAGTACATCTGGGCCGTGAGGTTCAGGGTGGGGTTGGAGTCGCCGCTGGCCTGCTTCTTGCGCGCGTTGACCAGGAGCTGGAGGCCGCGGGCGTTGTGGGCGAACTGGCCCGTGAACGACCCGGCCAGGCTCGCGGTGTTGGAGGCCACGCTGGCGGCGTCCCAGGTCATCAGGAGCGTGTTGTGGAGCGGGAGCTGGTAGGGCACCGTGCCCGCGGCGGCAACCGCGGTGCCGTTGGCGTCGGTCCAGTTGCTGTGCGCGAGGAACAGGTCCTCGCAGTACCCGTCCCCGGGCTCGCTGATGTCGAAGTAGTGGTCGAGCGTCGACGGGGTGGGGAGCATGGGCGGGTCCTCGGGAGGGGGGCGGGGTTCGGAAAGGAGCCTTGCGCCGTGCGAGCACAAGGCCCCAGAAACGGAGGGTCGGTGAGCCCGCGTTAGCGGGCGTTGGCGATTTCCCAACGGTCGATGCTGAGGGTGGCGCCCGACACGTTCCCGCCGCGTTCGGCGGACGCCGTGAGGGCTTCGGTGGTGGGGATGGCCGTCGACGCCGGCTGCGTGACGGTGAGGGCGGTCCCGTCCTGCCAGGCGTAGAAGGTCGCGTTGCCGTCCCAGTAGAACGCCAGGTCGGTGAACGTCGCGGCCACCAGGGTGGTGCCCGTGGCCAGGGTGGCTTTGGTGCCGGACGCCTTGCGGCTCTCGAGGGTGAGCACGCCGTTGGCCGTCTTGAAGGCGACGTAGTCGCTGGGGTCGGACGCCGTCAGGCTCGTGTCGGTGATGGCCACGCCCACGAAGTCGGCGGAGGTGGCGGAGATGCTGGACGCGGCCACGCGGGCCCGGAAGAAGAGGGGCTTGTTGGCCTGGCACACGAACGGCTCGCCGTTGAGCTGGATGCCGGCGATGTTGGTCGTGCTCATGGTGATGACGCCCACGCCGCCGTTGGTGTCGTCGGCGAAGGGCATCGACGCGCTGGTCCCGGAGATGAGGTAGGCGTTGACGTCGGCGGCGCCGGCCTGCTTGTCGCCCGTGAAGTCATCGAAGAACCGCACGCACTTGGCGGCCTTCTGGCTCTCGCTGATCTGGAGCGCGCCGAACCAGGCCCGCACGGTGCCGGCGGTGGTCGAGCGGTCGACGGTCTCCTGGACCATGCCCAGGACGGGGCCGACGGTCCACTTCGAGATGTTGTACGAGCCCGGGGCCAGGCCCAGGAGGTCGCCCGCGGTGAAGCTCAGGTTGCCGTACAGGACGGCCGCCCGGTCGATCTGCCCCTCGAAGGGGATGATCTTGATGACGCGCGGGCCCGTGAGGTTGGGCTGGCCGAACGCCACGTAGCCGGCGATGTGGTCGAGGTTGTCCAGGCCCGGCTTCTCGACGTAGGACGCCCGGCGCCGGATGTTCTCCGTGAGGTTCTCGGCCGTGGTGCCGGCCGTGTACCCCGCGTAGTTGGAGTCGTAGCACAGGACCTGGCCCGGCTTCAGGGTGTCGGATCCCGTGTAGTAGACGTCGATCATTTCCTTGGTCTGGACGCCATCAACCTGGATGCTGGGAGAGCTCATGGGGTTCCTCGCTTAGCTGACCTGGACACTGTCGATGAGGGCGGCGCCCAAGCGCTTGCCCCAGGGGATGCGGTCGGAATCGCGGTCACGTTCGTCGCTGGCCTCGGGGTCGCCCATCTCGCCCACGTTGCGCGGGCCGCGGCGGCGGTCGTACTCGACGGCGGCGGCAATGGCGGGGGCGGCCTCGGCCTCGAACTGGCCCACCTTCTCGGAGCCGGCGTGGAAGCACGCGGCGGCCTTCTTGATCAGGGCGTCATCGAAGGGCAGGCCCAGGAGGGAGCGGTCCTCGAGCTCGATCAGGGGCACCGGGAAGAAGCGGCCCTTGTTCTTGAGCGTGAAGGGGCGGGAGGGGGTCGGGTAGACGATCATCACCCATCGGTCATGGCCGGCGCGGTCGCCGGGCTGAACGCTGAAGGGCTCGACGGCCACCATCTGGGGGTTGCCGCGCAGGCCGCGGGCCAGGTCCAGGAGGTGCTGGACGTGGTTGAACACCCCGTCGGCCGCGGTGCCGGCCCACCCGCTGGTGCTCGCCCCGGGGATCGACCAGAACCACTGGCCGAAGGTCTCGCCCGTGAAGCCGGCCGGGAGCCAGTACCGGGTGGTCGAACCCTTCACGCTGTGCCTGGTTGCCTCGACGTCGACGTCGATCTCGATGTCGCGGCGGCGCAGGCGGCGGAGCTGGGGGTTCAGCGTGGCGATCAGGCGCTGGGCCTCGTTGATCGAGCGCTTCACTTTGTCCAGGTCGTGGGGGTCGGTGGGGATCTCGGCCGCGCCCGTGGTCGCGCTGAACGCGGCCACCCCCACCAGCTCCGCCACGCGGAGGATGAGGTCCTTGAAGCTCAGGCTGGGTTCGAGTCCGTTCATGGGTCGGGGAAGAACAAAGGGGCGAGCCGCGTCGGTCATGCGCGAGCCGGTTTATGCGGCCCGCCCCCTCTCGTGGCGTGGGTTACCGAACAACGTGCAGGTGGAAGCCGGCCTTCTGGCGGTCGTCGCAGATCATCTGGGACGTGCAATCGACCTGGCTGATGATGAGGTTGGGGTTCTCGCCGTGCGGGTAGGTCCGGCGCTTCATCCAGCGGTTCTTGTGGACGCAGGCGTACAGGTGCTTGGTCCAGCACCCGATGACGCTGGTGGGCCACAGGGCGTCAAAGGTGGGCACGCGGATGGGCTTCACGCCGCGGATGGTGATGGCGTCGAGCTTCATCCGCATGGGGTCCTGGCCCTGCGGGTCGTGGGCGTTGGCGTACTTCTCGATCTGGTCGGACAGGTCGTGGCCGGCCAGGAGGTAACGCTGGCCGCCGCTCCGACGGGTCTTGCCCTTGAGCTGGTCCAGCATCTTGAAGTCGGTGCGGGTCATGCACCGGCGCAGGGCCTCGTAGAACGAGCTGTCGACCCGGCCGCCCCAGGTGTGGATGTAGCTCTTGTGCCGCTCGTTGAGGGGGTCCGACGCGTCCAGGCCGCCGATCAGGCTCGTGCTGGTGCCGTCGCGGAAGTAGGCCGTGGTGCCCGTGAAGCCGCCCGTCGGGGCCGCCGTCCCGGTCGCCGCGGGGGGGAGCCAGTACGGGATGCCGGCGTAGGAGAGGTCGTCGCCCAGGAAGTTGGGGGCCTGGGCCAGGGCGGCGTCGATGCCGCTCACCCCGTCCTCGTACATCGCCGACTCCTGGCTCTCGATGTGGTCGTAGAGCTGCTCGGGCTGCCCGGAGTTGAACTCCTCCTGGCGCTCGTCGAAGAACAGCTTCATCTCCTGCATCGTCCATTCCATGGACGCCTTGCCCATCACGTTCACGTAGTTGTTGGGCGTGATCTGGTACATCCGAACGAACTTGAACGACCCGTTCGTGCGGAGGCGCATGTTCCACTGGAGGCCGCGGCCCGAACTGATCTTCTCGCGTGCTTCCTCGAAGAAGATGCGGATGAGGGGGTAGTCGGTCTGCGCCATGGTTTCCGCGAACTTCATTCGCGGCTCTTCCACGAGCGTGGACTTGACCAGGTCGAGGATGCTGCTGGGGGCTACGCCGGGCATGGGTCAGTCTCCTGCGGGCAACTGATCGGACGGTGAGGGGTCAGGGGCAGGGGGCGTCAGCCTCGTGCCCGGGCGTTGAAGAACTCGCGGATGTTGCTCACCTTGGCGTCCTTGGCCGCCTGGGGTGACGCGGGACGACGAACGGCCCCGGCGCTGCCGCGCGGGGGGATGGAAAGCTGGCGGGAGCGGCGCTCGACCCGGTCCTGGAGGTCGGTCACGGCCTGGCGGGTCGCCTCGGGCTTGCTGATCTGCCCGGCGTGCTTGCTGTTCAGGATGGCGGCCAGGGCCTGCTCGCCGGTCATCTGCCCGCCGCGGGCGATGACGGTGGTGCGCAGCGCAACGGCGTCGTTGTGGATGGCCTTGCGGGTCTCGTAGTTGGGCTTCTTGGAGTCGCCCACCACCTTCGCCCACCCGTTGGCGGCGAACTTGTCGAACCACCCGTCGACCGTCTTCTGGTACTCCTGGCCGCGGGTCTGCTTGGCGTGCTCGACGGTGCCCTTGAGCTCTTCGATGTCCAGGCCCTTGATGACGTCGACCAGCTTGGCCAGGCGATCGTTCAGGGGCTTCACCAGGGCGTTGACCAGGGCGGGGTCGCCCCATTCCTCGCCGAGCTTGGTGAGCTCGGCCTCGGTCAGGGCGGCGATGTCGGAGACCTTGGGCGTTGAGGCACCGGCGGCGCCGGCTGGCGTGGAGGTGCCACCCGTGTTTCCGCTGCCGGGCGCCGCTTCCCCGTCGCCACCGGCCCCCTGGAGAAGCGATCCATACCGGCCGGCCTGGCGTTCCAGGAGCTTGCGGGCGCGGTCGATGCCCAGGCTCTGCACGAGCTCGCGGGTCTCGTCCTCGTCGTAGCCGGCCGCGGTGCCGGCCGTCATCAGGACGGGATCCAGGGCCTCGCGGTCGTCCCCCTCGACCACGCGGCTCTCGCCGTCGTCCCCGGAGTTGTCGGTGTCGGTCAGGCGGACCTCGCCCATCATGGGCTGGTCTTCACCCTGATCGGACGTGGATTCGGCCGGCGCCTCACCCTGGGGCTGCTCGGTCGATTCGGTCTCAGTTTCGCTGCCGGACGGGTCTTCGGAATCGGCCACGGTCGCACTCCCGTGGCTCGCGCATGGCAGGACACTACAGGTTGACGGTTACCTCGTCAACGGCCCCAGAAAGGTTGGGGACAATTTGGGAGAGTTTCTCCCGGGCCGCGGATTCCTCCTGGGCGGCGCGTGCCTCGCGCTCGCGCATCCGCTCGACGTCGCGCTCGAACACCTTGATGCTGCCGGTGCCCTCGAACACCACATCGCCCTGGTCGGTGATGCGGGTGTTGGGGAGCTCGCGGCGGGCCTCGGCCACCTCATCCTCGTGGAAGCCGAAGCGCAGGCTGGTGCCCTCGCGCTCGGTGAAGCGGCGTTCGGCCGTGGGCAGGCGCTTGCCCACCCAGGTCGTGAAGTCGGTTTCGACGGGACAACACCCGCACGTGGGGCAGGGGATCTCTATGCGGCGGGAGGCCGGGGCGACGTCCTCCCATCGGTGCTCGCACGTGGGGCAACGGAGCTGGTAGATGGGCATAAACCCCGGTTGCTCACCCCTTCACGGAGTGCCGGGGGGAAATCAAACCCTGTGCGTGCCTTCGACGCCACGCCTCGAACGCTGCTCAGTCCTGAACTTCAACACCGCCTGCGCCGCCCGGAGATGGTCAAGGGCGATCTGGTTCTCGATGGTCGCGTATGCGCCGGACTGGAAGCCCTCCATGCGGTCGACCAGGATGGCTAGCAGCGTCTCGTGCGTCACGCCGTTTGTGCCAACTTCACGGACAGGACCGTTCTGGAAGTTGATCGTCGTGAAAGCCTTGCCGTGTATCCACTCGGGACACGGAGCGAGCCCGATCAGGTAGCTATGGCAGGCGCCGCCGCTGCCGGGCTCGTCAAGACAGTTGACGATCAGCGCCTCATTGCATCCGTTGACCTTGTGACTCGTGAGTTCGCGTGGCATTTGGATCCTTTCAAAGGGGGTGCGTCAGAAACAAAACCCTGGCCCTCCCTCGAGAGAACCAGGGCGTGCGGTTCAGCTCACGCGCTCTGGGGGGAGAGCGGGTCACCGAACGCGGCGTCCAGGATCTTGTGGCAGGTGCGGTCGGTCTGTCCCACCTGGGTGTGTCGCACCGCGGCGTGCAACGCTTCGACCTTGGCGGCCAGGCCGCCCTCCACCTTCTCGGTCTTCTGGACCTGGTCCACCTGGTAGGGCATCCACTCGACGTAGTCGCCGTGCGGGGCCGTCGTGTTGGGCTGGCGGAAGATCACGCTGGTGCGGGGTCCGATCGTTCCAAAGCTGCCGTCGGGCAGGGGCGCGATGTTGACGCAGTCGGAACCCCACACATGCGTGATGATGGCGGGGTAGGGCTGTTGCTTCGTGGTGCGAATCGGGCGGTTGTCCGGGCCCAGGATGTTCTCGCCCGGGTAGTACAACACCACGCGGCCCACGGTGGGCATGATGATCGGGCGGGGCGCCGGCGTCGGCGTCGGGCGCTCGCTCATGGTCGGGGACTGGGCGGACGGGTCTTCGGGCATGGCTGTTCTCCAGGGTGAAGGGTGCGGACCTTACAACGCCCAAAGCCTACTGGCCGGCCATGATGGGGGCAAGCGCGGCCCTCTGCGCGTCGATCGGGCTCTGGTACGCCGGCGCCCCGGGGGCCGCGCCGGCCGGGCCTGCGCCGGGCCGGGTCGGCTTGGGCACTCCCCCGGGCACGGGCGGGGTGGCCGGCGCCCCCGCGGCCTGCATCGCCATCTGCATCTGGGGGACAACGATCTCTTCCAGCTCGGGCTCCTGCATCTTGCGCGAGCTGAACCGCATGAACTTGACCGGGTCGATGAGGGGGTTGGTCAGGACGGTCGGCAGGACCTGGAGGAACTCCATCAGGCGGCGCATCTGGAGCGAGGGGTCCTTGGGCTCCATGGTGATCGAGTCGACGCGGATGTCGTGGTCGAACGGGTCGCTCTGGCGGTCCTCGGGGCTGTACTCCACGGGGACCATGTGCCCGCCCTTGATGCGGCGGACGCCGTACCACTGGAACAGGGGGTCATCGGCGAAGTAGAAGCCCACGCGCTGGAGGATCCTGGTCGTGAACTCGCGGGTGGTCTCCTGCATGTCGGCCAGGACCAGGCCGGCGTTGGCGTTGTCCTGGGTGCTGGCCGTCGCGGTCTTGCGCGGGTCCGATCCCCCGCTCACCGTGTGGAGGTTGCCGCTGGCCGTGTTCCAGTGCCCGTCGAGCCAGTTGGTGGCCTGCATGAACTGGTCCATGATCCCCGCGATCGGCAGGGCCTTGACGCTGTTCACGTCGTCCATGGCCACGCCGCCCAGGTCCTTGGCCTTGCCCACGCTCTCGGCGTCCTCTTCGGCGCCGCGGTTGTACGCGAACACCGTCTTGGCCTTCTTGAGCTGGTTGAGCATCTTGGAGAACACCTCGTCGGCGGCCTCGCTGATGCGCAGGAGGGGGGCGAACGGGGCCAGGGGCATCGGGTTGTTGCCCGGGACGGCGTTGAAATACATCACCTCGAGCGGACCGCGCAGGGCGCCCTGGTACTTCTCGACGGCCAGGACCTCGTTCTCGAAGCTGGCCCCCGCGGGCATGGTCACCACCCACACCTCATCGTTGTCGTAGACGAAGTGGTCCCAAAGCTCGATGCGGTCGGTGAGCTCGTACTCGTCGGTGTGCGTGGGGCTGATGCGTCCCTGCTTCTCGTCGGCCTTGCTGTCCTCGTCCAGGCTCGGGAGTTTCTTGATGATCTCCTGGGCGGCGGCATCGAAGATCGGGAGGGCCAGGGCGTACTCGCGGGGGCACTCGTAGCGCACGGCTTCGAAGAGGGCTTCGTCGCGGTTGCGGGCCGCGGGGTCCAGGACGTAGTCGTCAAAGTCGACCAGGCCGGCGTAGGGCATCCCCAGGTCGATGTTGCGGTCGTCGGACTTGAGCACGTCCCCGTTGGCCTTCAAGCCGATGCGGACGATGGCGAAGGGGCTGACCAGGGCCTCCATCACGATCCGCCGCATGAGCTCCTTGAGCCGGGACTCTTCGGCCCAGGCGGTGAGGCTGTACTCCAGGGCGATCGAGTCGGGGCCGGCCTCGAGCTTCTTGGGCGTCACGGCGGCGCCGGGGGAGCGGGGGACCAGGTACGCGGCCAGGGTGCGGCCGGCCTGGTGGATCAGGTTCAGGTACATCCGCCGCCCGCCCTTGGCGTTCTTCTCGCCGTAGTCGGGCCCGGTGAACGCGCGGATACGCTCGGCCCGGCGTTCCCGCTCGAGCTTGAGCTTCTCGTGTCCGGCCTTTCGGGCGTCGACCAGCTTCTGGGGGGACAGGGTGAACTGGGCCACGGGCGGCTCCCGGGGCTCGCGCACTGGGAGTGTATCAATCCTCGGGCACGGCCTCGCTCTCTTCTTCCTCGGCCTGCTTCTCCCGCCACCCGCGCGAGCCATAGGGGTACTCGGTCACCTGGGGCTTGACGCGGCCGGCCAGCTTCATCGCCCGGTTCAGGATGGCGTCGGCCATGACGATGTCGCCGTGGGTGGCGTGGGCGTCGGCGCTCTCCTGCTCGAGCTGGGCGGGGCCCAGGCCGCCCCCCGTCGCGTAGTACACGTACCGGCCGGCCTCACGCAGGGCCCGTTCTGAGGGGTTCAGGAACGTGCCGCTCCCCATGTCCCCGTTGAGCTCGCCCAGAATGACGGCCTTGGAGTGGGTCGTGGTGGTGAAGCCGTACTCGTTGCGGACCTTGGCGCTGGGCTTGGCCGTGTCCTTGTGCTTGTCGAGCCAGGGGTAGCCGATGCGCTTGATGCGCGAGGTGAAGATCCCGCCCGGCCCGTTGGCCTCCCAGGAGATGAGGGCCCGCTTGTGCCGGCCCCCGAGCCAGTACCCCAGCATCACGGCCACGCGGGCCAGGTCGTCGGGGCTGGTGTTGGCGTCCACCCACTCGCCGAACTTGGTTTTCGTGTCGGCCCACCCCAGGCTGAGCACGCTGTTGGACGCCCCCACGCCCAGGGCGACGTCGCCCCCCATCACGGGCGTGCGGTCCTGGCGGGGGCGCAGGAGCCCGGTCCTGGGGTCCTCGATGAGCTCGCACCACAGGCACAGGGGCCCGTCGCGGTCCTCCACGAGCTGGATGTCCTGGATGCGGCCGTTGCGCAGAGCGGTGTCCAGGTCGCCCACGCGATCGACGTCCATCTCGATCCGGCCGCGCCAGGTCGGGGGCCTGACCATGGCGAGCTGGTGGGTCAGGACGTCAGAGTCGAACACCATGGTGCCCGACGTCATGTGGTCGATGAGGGCGTTCTGGGCCATGTACTTGCGCGAGCGCTTCTCGACGGTCCACTCGGCCTCGTACCAGGTCGTCCACCACACGTTGCGGCCGACCCTGGGGTCAAAGCGGATCTCGCGGCCCTGGCCCTTCTCGGGGTGGTCCCAGTACCCCAGGACGATGACGTCGATCCCGCTGAACCGCACGTCGCAGTAGGCGCCCGGGCCCAGGGGGGTCGAGTTGTAGATCACGCAGGACGTCGCGGGGCCGGCCGCGCTGATGGCGGCCTGGAGCATGGGGATGGCCGCGGCCTCGTCGAACACGATGGCGGTGCGGCGTCCGCCGCGGCCGATGTTCTCGTTGGTGCTCTCGCCGTCGATCACAGCCCCGTTGTCCTCGTTGGCCAGGTGCATCGACGTCCTGGTCGTGGCCGGCTGCATCCACGCCGGCAGGCTCTTGACCATGCGGTCGATCTTCCAGAACAGGCTGTCGGAGTCGCCCGGCTTGTCGACCAGGTCCTCCTTGCGGCTCACCAGGAGGAACTTGGAGTCGGGGCGGTAGAGCCAGAACCAGGTGAGCACGGCCAGGATGATCCACGACGCCCCCATGTCGCGGCTCTTGTCGATGCATAGGGAGCCGCCGTGCTCGATGTTGTGCACGAGCTTCAGGATGGCGGGGTCCTGGACGGGCCAGGTGATGAACGGCACGTGGGCGTTCTCGGGCTTCACGGGGCGCTGGTGCCCGTCGATCACCTCGAGCACGCGGAAGGTCCAGGCGAACGCGTTGACCCAGAACAGGGGGCTCTTGGCGCACAAGGCCTGGAGGGCCTGCTGATACTCCAGGTCCTCGGCCGCCGCCGTCAGGAGCTTCAGTCGCCACTTCAGGTTGTCGACCTTGCCCTTGGGGATCCACACCTCCGAAGCGGGGTCGCGCCACGAAGGCGGGTGGGCCAGGGGATACCCGCGTGGGATCAGGGACTCGCTGAGCACGGGCCGATTCTACGGTTTTCCCACGTCCCGGATGGCGGCCACCAGGGCCTGGTTGCACTCATCGAACGCCGGCGCCCCGGTCGCCTTGTTCTTGACCGTGACGCTCTGGGGGGCCTGGCCGATGACCTGGTTGCACCACCAGGTGATGGCCGGGGCGGCGATCTTGGGGTCCTTGTCGGCGGCGATCTTCCGCATCCGCGCGAGCATGGCGGGGAAGTCGTCCAGGAGCATGGCCCTGCACTCGTTGGCCGCGGCCGGCTTGCGGCCGGCGTTAGGGCGCGGGCCCCCCTTGCCCAGCTTGTTGCCGGGGGCGAACTTCCCAGAGGCGGTCTGTCCCTTGGCCATGGTCCGTCGATTCAGCCGTCGATTCAGTACGAGCGGGACTGGGGGCGGGTGACGACGTTGATGCCGGTCGCGGTGACGCACCGGAGGTGCCACTCGTAGATGCAACCGCCCTCGGCGTCGACGTTCACGGTGGCCAGAGAGTCATCGGGGTTCGCGGGGCCGCCGAATCGGACGCCGTTCCCTCCCAGCGTGCGGTTGCCGGTGGCCGTGAGGGCGATGGTGTCGGCCAGGCGGTGGGTGGAGGCGACCAGGCCCGTAGGACCGCTGGGCGAGTCGGCGCCCGTGGTGGCCCCCAGGGTGATGTCCAGGACCACCAGGGGGCGGGGCACCCACATGAGGGGCTCGACGCCGTTGTCGATGTGGCGGGTGTCGGGACGCTTGGCCCTGACGCGCTCCCACTTCACGAGCATGGCCTGGGCGGTGGAGTTGTCAGCGCCGGTGCCGAAGAACCAGGACGAGAGCTCGTTGCCGTCGATGCGTTCGACCAGCACGCGGCCGTTGGTCAGGTCGTTGGCGGGGGCGGTGTAGGTGGGCTTCAGGGCCGTCATGGCCGCGAACGCCCCGGTGTAGGTCACCTCGGTCGGGTTCTCGATGAACGACTCGTAGACGGGCTGGGAGGCCGCGGCGGCCTTGACGTGGTCGTTCGTGGGACGCGGGGTGGTGACAAACGGGGGCATTGGCCGCTCCTGGTGGAGGGCTCGCGCGCGGACATCATACCAGCCTATGGGATCAGCCGCACCTGGCCGCAACGCCGCCCCTTCACGATGTTTCGGTAACCCACCGCCCGGGAGATCTTCTCTACCAGCTCCCGCGCCACGTTCTGGACGAACGCGTCCTGGCACTCGTCGGTCAAGAGCTCCAGGGCCAGGAGGTCGACGTCGAGGCTGGCACGCAGGATCGTGTAGTCCTCCACCTTGCGGTTCACGGTCGCCCAGGCCACGGCCTGCCGGTCGGCGTTCTGCCTGGCCTCGAGCTCACCGCGATACCTGTCCCGTTCTCTGGCCGCCTGCTCGGCCCGGAACTTGTGAATCTTCACCTCTCTCGCGCACGCATCAGTGGTCCGCTTCAGCCTCTTGCGTTCTTTCGTGTTCATGGGCTTCTCCGTATCATCGGGCCATGCGCGAGGGGTCGATCCAGTTTGCCGCCAAGATGGCCAGGCGCCGGCTCGAAGAGATGGGCCGCGGCGAGGTCCTGGGCGAGCTGTCGGCCTTCGTGCACCACCAGGAGCGGCCCTGGATGGCCCAGGCGTTCGATGACGCCCCTGGAGTGATCGTGCCGCGGGTGGTCTTGGGGGTCTTCGACCTGGTCGGGCCGCGCTTCACGCCCTGGCCGGTGGTGTTTGTAGGCCTGGCACGGGCCCCCAAGGAGCCCGGCCAGAAGCCCAGGGTGTGCACGCTGCGGTACATGATCTCCCCGGAGGGGCCGGTCAGGGTCGAGGTGGGCAACGCTGGGAACGTGCCCTGGCATCGTTATTCGGGGGATCCCTCGGGGGCGGCCTCGCTGGTCAACGGGGACTTCCCCGCCCTGGGCGGGAACACGCCTTTGCCCCCTTCCTTGGCCGGCGTGGGCTTCTGGAGGGGGGCGCGGCCTTTGGACGGGCTTGTGGCCGTCCTGGCCGGGGCGGGCTTGGCGGGCTTCGTAGGGGCACGGGGCGGGCGGCCGGCGCCTTCCTCGCCCGGGGCCTGATCCACACCGATCAAATCGCGTACCGCGTGCTGGGCGACGGTTTCCCCTGGGTTGGGGTCTCCCTCGTCGGGCAGGCGGGGGGCGGCGCGGATCAGGATGCGGCCTCGCTTGATGACGTCGCGGCCCTTGGGGGTGACGACGTACACCTTGGCGCGGCGGGTGTTCATCTCGCTCACCGCCTCGTCAATGTCGCCGCGGTCCAGGAGGACCATTAGGGCCTCGACGGGGTTGGTGTCCTTGCAGGCGTGGTTGATGCTCTCGAGGGTGGCCTCCTGGTTGGGCTGGCCCTGGATGTGCTTCATCACCTTGAGGCACAGGTCCTGGATGGCCTTCTTCGCCGCTTCGTCCATGCTGGTCGTGATGTTCATTGGGCGACCTTCTCCGTGGGGGTGCTGTCCAGGACGCACCCCATGGCGTCCCGGGGCTTGGCGGCGCAGGCGGCACAGAGGCTCTGGCCCTCGAGGACCATGGCATCGCACTCCTGGCACGTGCGGCGTGCGGTGCTGGGCAGGGGCAGGACGACGATGGTGAGCTCGCTCTCGTGGGCCAGGACCACGCTGGTGCCGATGTCGACCATGTAGCTGCCCAGGGCGTCCCGCGCCGGCCTGGGGGTCGGTGACTCCACCCACCTCTCGCAGAGGGGGTCCATGCGGCCGGCCTGGCGGGAGAGGATGCGGCCATCGACCAGGCGGTGGCCGACGCGGGCGACCCTGTTGGTGGCGTCGGACTTGTGGAACACGGGGCAGTTGAAGCGGACGCGCTGGCCAGGTCGAAACGGATGCTCCATCAGCACGAGAGGGTCTCCTTTGGGGGAAAGTGTACCGGAATCACTGGCCGGCGATGAAGTCCCACCGGAACGTGTCCATGTCGATGCCCGTCACCCACCCGTCGCCGTCGTAGTCCGCGCCGGCGTTCCCGTCTTTGAACAGCACCAGGTACAGGTCGTAGTCGGCTCCGTTGATGAACCCGTCCCAGTTGACATCGCACCACCCCGCCCGCAACACCCGCTCCCAAATGCTCTCCCCCATCATCTGCACCGTGGCCGTGACGCGGCCGGTGATGTGGTCGGTGGCGAGCGTGCCGACGTTGACGCCGCTGCTGTCGATGATCGCGTAGTCGGGGGGGGTCACTTAGTGGCCCTTCCGATGAGTCCGAGTTCTCGAAGGGCGCGGTTCACTTGGGATTTGGGGTTGCTGCTGAGGCGGCATCGAAGGGCCAATACGCGCGCAGGGTCCACGATGAAAACCCACCGAACTGGCTTTCCGTTGCGGTACTCTGCAACGGCGCGGGTGGTACGTGGTGCGTTGTTCACTTCGTCATTCCCTCCGAAAAAGCCGCGTCGGTGGCGGCGTCGGCGTCCCAGTTTGTGACTGGATGAGAACGCAGTCGCTTCACAAGGTCGGCGTAGTCGGTCATTGGGGGGACTCCTCCCCACCCGCGCGGCGGGCGGCGGCGATCCTTTTCTTCTCTATTTGGGCCGCGGCCCTGAAATCGGCGGCGCGTTCGGCCAGGTACCGCAGGCCGATGGCGCGGAATCCCCCGACGCCGACCAGGCGGCGCTTGTTGACTCGGAAGAAGCTTGAGTACTGCTTGGGCCACCCGTGCCCGGTGCCGTCCCTCTGTATGAGGCGCAGACGGTGAAGACGCTTGGCGGCCTTGGCGCTGACGGCCCGCTTGGTGTAGACGCACCACATGTCAGTGAGCATGAACCAGCCGCGACTCTGCGAGAAGTAACCGGCGTGGTTGATCCGCATGAGGGCGTGCCCACGGAGCAGGCGGCGGAGGACTCGTCGCTCGGCATCACTGAGGCGGATCGAGTTGGCGGCCGGGAGCGGGTCGAAGTCTGGCGCGAACTGCCCGCTGCCGGGTTGCATGAAGGCCAGTCCCTCTGTGACGAGCGGCGCGAAGTCGCCATAATTCACGCGGCCGGACAGCTCCCATGGCATGATCGCGTGTCGGCGCTTCTGCTTGCGAGCGACCGCGGCGAACTCGCGACCGATCACTTTGTACCGCTCCGGCACGTCCGCGCGCTCCAGCGCTTCCAGCCACTTGGCCCACGGGAACTTGGTGCCTCGCTTCATGGCTTCTCCCCCTCCCCCGCGGCGGCTTCGGCGGCTTCGCGGGTGCTGTAAAGCACATTCGTTGCTACAGGCCCGTTTCCGCATAGGTCAGCCCAAATGAAGTGGTTGCTCTCGCTGTGCCCTGCGCCAACGCTGGCGACGGGCCAACCTTCCCACTCTTTGTCAGCGAGGTCGTCACGCGACCAGAACACCCGCACGTCGGCACCGGCCCCAATGATCGCGCCATCGACGGTCATCGGCAGCGTGCCCAGCACCTTGACCTCGCGCCCGTCGGGAAGTCGGACGTGGCCGTCCTTCACTCCGCTCGTCGCGGCTTCGTCGCGGCGCTCGATGATGGCGAGGGACTGGTCTTCGTGCAGCAGAATGTCGATGCTGGTGACAGGCTTCGGCGGCGCCACGCGATTGCATGTTGCCAGCACCTCCACCACCCTCACGCTCGCGGCACGGCTTTGGGCGTCTGCCTTCCACACGTCACGCTCGGCCTCGCACGCGGCAAGGCGGGTGCGGAGAGTCTCCGTGTGGGCGTCGACGGCGCGGGCGATTGCGTTCCCCCAGTCGTGCCACTCGCCCGCGTCTCCCCTGGTTGGC